ATGCTTCTCAGCGAACTCAAGAACAGCGCTTCCACCATCTCCACCACGGCGCGTGGCCTCGCCGCCCTGGTGGGCGAGGTCCTGGAACCCTACGCCTATGACGCACTGCTGAGTGTCGCTTTCAACTGCATCGGCGCTCACTACGATGCCCAGGGCCGGGATGTTGAGGTTGACCTTGACGCGGTTTGGACAGTCCTCATGCACAATTTCACCCCTATGGCGGAGACGCTTTTTGAGACTCGTGAGCATGAGTCTTTCGCCGTCGTGAGCGCGATCACCGGCCACATGATGGGGCGCGACTGGGACGCCATGGTGGAGCGCTACTGCAACATCATGGAATGAGGAGCCGGAATGTATTACTGGCTTGGAAATGAGTTGTTATTGCGCACCGCCGCGTGCTGAGCGCTAGGCGGTCATCGGGATTCTCTCGGTGGCCGCTTACCGTTTCGCAATCGCAGAACGGCTATGCAACGTTCGCATACCGAATCCACGGAAAGGGAGACCGTCATGGACTTCACTCACCAGAACCTCACCACCACCGCACGCACGTTCATGGACCATCTGGAAGGCGCTACCGCCCTGCTCCCCGGCGCGCCGGAGGGCGGCTACGTCGTCGGGGGCCTGGTGCCGAGCATCGTGCTCGCGGAGCCCGACCAGTGGCTCCCGGACGTGCAGGACGCGGTTGCTCGCATCCTCTCCGACCTCATCGTCACCGAGACCGTCGCGGCCGCACAGGCCGTGGGCGTGTGGCGGGACTCGGATACGGGACTCGTGTACGTCGATGCGTCGTCGATCATCGCGGACCGCGAGGACGCCCTGGCCGTCGCCCGCGAGCGCGGCGAGTTGGCCGTGTGGGATCGCGTGAACGGCCGCGAGATTCGCACGGGAGTCAGGGAGGGCTGAGCACCACGGCTGTCCACGGGCGAGAGTCCGTGGGCGGCAATGGGTCCGTCGGCCAGAGGCCGTACGGCAGGGGGCGCGGGGGGAGCCCGCGCCCGTGGCCGCTCAGGCCAGATATCACGCCCCCACGAGAGGACAGCATCATGAGAACTTACGCATTCGAGCCCACTGAGATCGAATCCGCCTGCGGCGTGACAGCCGAGGCCGTCGCCGAGCAGCTCCCGAAGGTCTACGCCCCCGCTGCGGAGGACTTCGTGGCCGTCCCAGGCGACCTGAGCCCAGCGCTCGCGGGGGCAGTCGCACGCACGGCGCTGGCTGGACCCGTCGAGTTCCAGAAGATCGACGCGGGCATGGGGCTCCTTATCTATCGCCCGGCCGAGGAGGCCTGACCATGACCGCAGACGCAACCACCATCGCTTACGTGCACAACACCGAGGACATCCCTGTCGGCCGCATCACCATGCAGGATGACCACGATGCACCGTGCACCTACGAGGGGCCGCACGATTACGCGCCCGGAGCCTCCGAGGGCGTGACGGTCCGGGCCGTGTACCTGCCTAGCACTGTCCGAGACGGCTATTACGAGACCCCGGACTCAAGCGACCATGACGACTCGTGGAGTCGAATCCGGGAGGGTGAGAACGCCGAGGGCATCGGGCAGTACCTCCGCACCGGTGATGAGGCCGTGGAGCTGTTCACCCGCTACATGCGCGTCTTCCATCCGCTTGTGCCCGTCGTCGAGCGCTGGGTGCAGACCGGATACTCGCAAGGCGATACCGTGCGCCTCATCGCCTGGGCCGATGAGAGGCCGACCAGCGGACCCGTATACCAGCGCGCCGCCGCGATGCACGAACGGTGCGAACACGTGCTCGACTACATCGGGCAGTTCGCGCGCGGACAGTTTGTGAGCGTCGCCTACGAGGAGATGTCTGCCGATTCCGCGCGGATCAGCGATAGCGGCGATGAGGTGACGCTAGAGGTCTCATGGACCGAGGCGGATCGCATGAGCGGCGTTATGTACGAGGCAGAGTTCAATCCCGCCCCGGAGGCGCTTGAGTACGCCATGAGTCTCGACCTGCCTGACGGGTGCGTAATCGCCCCGACGTTCGAGCGCTAACCCGCAGGCACAACCACAACCACGGCTGTGCCGTCCTCGCGGTCTCGCAGGCAGTTCGGCACCAGCTTGCCGGACGCGGTCACCAGGCCGACCAGTGCCATTTCTCGACCCACGGCCATGAGGTCGGCGCACTGCACCACCGAGCCGACACGCTCGCCGTCCACCTCGGACCAGCATTCGAACGGGAGGTTCCCGTTCTCCGCCGCGTCGATGCGGCGCACTCCGACAACCTCAGCGCGGGGATCAAGACTGCTCATCCGCGCGATTATACGGGGAATTCCCGAAAGGAACGACCGATGAACGAGCTCACGCAGAGCATCACCTTCTTCGTCACCGCCGCCGATGTGCTCGACCATGCGGAGCTGAAGCACGGCGCGGATGAGGTCTCGGCCGCGATCACAGACGCGGCCGAGCGCCTGGCCTACGCGATCTATGACGACGGTCCCGCAGAGGTGGACCGGGCCGAGGTGCTGGACGAATGGAGGGGCGAGTACGCGCCCTCATGGGTCATCTACGCAGGCGAGACGGAAGAGGTCATCTACCAGGTGGGCATCTCGGAGTGCTTCGGTGCGTACTGGGATATGACCGGCTCGAATCCGGGCGAGGTTTCCGACCTGATCGGCGCCGTGCACAACGACCTCACCGGCGCAGTCGTGGCGGCATTCGAGAACTGCGCTGACTGGGACGGCCTGATCGCGGAGCTTGAGGGCGAGGACGGCTAGTGTGATGCGTTAATTCTCGAATACGAGTTCAGTTAAGGCCAGGCATTCGCGTCTGGCCTTTTCTGTGCCCTGATTCGGGCGAAAGCATCCAACCAAAGGAGACTGACATGGACACGATGACGCGCACTTTCAGCACGGCGGCAGAGGCCGCACAGCACTACATCACCGAGCCTATCGAGGCGTCGGAGATGATCGCGAACGCGGATGCCGCGTTCGACACAGCCGCGATTGCCGCGGAGGTCATTGAGGCGATCACCCCGGATCGCGGGAACGTCTTTTACCGGCAGCGCGAGGATATCGACCACGATGAGTTTTGGTCTATCGTCGAGCGATACGAGAGGGAGGGGTGACCATGAGCAATGCCACCACCTTCGACCACTTCACGGTTGAGACCATCGAACTCATGCACGCCCCCGAGGGACGGGACTGGGGGTTTCACCACTGGCGGTTCACTGTTACCGCGCACGAGTCGGGGGCGGTGCACGTCGGTGTGTATTCCGCGGGGTCTCACCGACCGGGCGCCACGATCCTTCACGGGGACATTCTGTGGTCGCTCGGCATGGATGCGCCATCGGCCCTCGCGGGTGAGGGTGACCTGCGATCGACACTTGAGGCGCTGGACTCGGAGGGCCTGGGGTATGGCCTGGCTCAGGGCTACGACGTGGCCCTCAAGTTGTGCGACCTCCACGCCTTCATGGAGGCCCTTACGGACGACGAGCGCGATGCGCTCATGGATGAGGAGAGCTGACATGTCAAGGGTTCGGCTGAATGTCGAGTTTGATAAGCACGCCTGGGCTAGCATGACCGAGGGTGAGCGATCCGACTGGGTTGACCAGGTATGGGACGCGGTTCAAGAGCACGCGCGCGTCACCTGCGTGGAATGGATCGGGGAGGACTGAAATGAGCAACCAGCGAATCACCATCACGCGCGAATACGACGTGACCGTGCTGGAAGAGTTCGAGCTGGACCTTGACGAGATTACCGACGAGCAGCTCACGAAGGTCGGAGAGTACTCGCGCGGAGAGATTAGCGTCTATGACATCTCGGATGTTCTTGGCGACTTTACGCCGGACCGCAGGGGGGAATCTTTCACCAATGAATCCGAGATGATTATCGAGATTGAGGACTGAGCAATGCGATCACTCAAGGTTACGCGGGCGCGCAACATCCGAACATACGAAGACTTCAAGGTGTGGGGATATGATGAGCAGATCGCCGCATTCCTCGCGGCCGTCGATGAGGATGACCAAGAGACAGCATCGCGTCTGTTCGACGCAATGGAAGACACGGATATGCTCGAGTGGCACAACTCCGACTCGGACGACCCCGCCGTATGTTTCTACCGATTCGAGGAGTACTGAGAAATGGACCCGTACCACGTCAGCGAAATCCACAGAGAGGACCGAGCAGTGGCACGCACGATTGCAATCGACCGAAGCATCGCCGAGAATGCACTGCCGGTGATTCGCGGAGTGGTTCACCCTTTCGCGGAGGAGCTTGCGGGCGAGATCAGGGATGAGCTGGACAGGACGGAGCAGGCCAAGCCGCAGGACGCCCGCCTCAATCATGCCACCCTGCGCCGGGTGCTTAGGCTCGCGCGCTCGTGCGCCGAGGACAAGGCTGACAGCATCGCCGAGCTGGTTCCGGGCTCTACCGATCTCGCCCGCGCCTACACCGCCGCGCGGGATTACGCGGAGCTGGCGGAGGACTGGCGGGCTATTGAGGCGGCGTACGCCGCTCTGGCGGGGGTGTGAGTCGAGATGGACTCCAGCAACGTCGTAGCCGCCGTAGCGGCGCTCGTTCACGATTGGTCGGTGTCTCAGCCCTGGGAGGATCACCGGCTGTTCTCCGGGCTGACGTGCACCGAGGCCGAGTCTCTGGCCGAGGTGTTCCGAGCACTGGGTGCGGATGCCGTGGCGCGCCACGTGATCGAGGCGCACGCCGCCGGAGACAACGAGCCTGACGACCAGCACCACGATCTGTTTCTAGTACTCGAAAGGGGCGAGTGAGCCGTGACCGTCAAGCGACTGATCGAGCTGCTGAGCGACCTCAATCCGAGCGCACTGGTGTATATCGGCAACGACCAGGATGAGGAGGCCTCATGGAATGTAGATGCGGACTTCGTCTCGGCGCCGTATCCCACTGCCGTGGTGATCGAAGGATGGTCCGCGCCGGAATGGAGGGATGAGTAATGGCCGACGAGAGGAGGCTTTTTGAAGCGCTCTACTACGCCGGAATGCTGGACCGCATCGAGTATGCGGTGATCGTTAACGGCGAAGTCGTGACCGCATCGAAGGTGGAGGCCAGCGCACTAGCCATTGCAAACGCCTATGCGGATGAGCACGAAGACGTTAGCATAGTGCCGTTCGTGCAGGCTAAGGCGGTGGAAATCAAGGGCGAGGCACTGCCCATTATGTAACGCACATTCGTTATAGGTCCGTCAGCCGGAGGCTGTACGGCCAAGGGCGCGGAGTATTCCGCGCACGCAGGTAAGGCGCTTAGGAAACGATTCCTAGGCGCTTTTCTTGTGTCGATTAGCGTTAGCTAATCTCCCGGCGGGCATTCCTGGAATGCCGCGCGTGCGTCGCATAGCGAATGCATTCTTTACTCGAAGGAGGAAATAGAAGTGACCCGTGAGCGATTGGCGAGGCTGGTTCTTACCCTGCTGGTGCTGACGATGTGCGCATCGTGCACCGGCTACATCTACGGCACCGCGAGTGCGAACACCCGCGCCGAGGAGTGCTCGGCAGCGGTGAAAGCGGCGATGGACGACTGGCAGGGCGTTGACGGCGCGGCGATGCGTTTTGCCGACCACGCCAGCAGGTGCGACCCGTGATAGGGGCGCTTATCCTGCTCGCGGTTGTCGTATGCCCATTGGTGCTTGTGACGGGGATGGCGGTTGTGCATGTACTCGAGATCTACCCCCGGAGTCGGAAGATTCCCCGCAGAAAAGCGCGTCAGCTTCAGCTTGAGGATGATATAGACCGGCTTGAGCGTGAGCTAGAAATAGGGCGGTACGAGCGGGATATAGGCGCAGAGATTCACCGCGAAGAGGTGCGGCAAGGCGTTTATGACGGGGTTTACGGGCCTGAAACTCGGTTCTCCGCAGGAGGATTAATCGTCGCCGGGACAATTAGGGCGGATGCGATAACAGCAAAGTGCATTCGCCCTCCCATCCAATTCTCAATCGGCCCGGATGGAGAAAAGGCAGAGGTAAGGAGCTGGGAATGATGGACAGAGAAACGCAGATAGCGCTAGAAGGAGAGACAGCATGAGAAACTACACAACCGGGGATTTCAAGAACGCCACACTGGCGATTAGGGGCAGCGGAGACGTTGCGCGCCGGTCCGACCCGGACGATGCGCTGGAATGGCGTGTCTGGGTGGAGGAAGCTTTCGACTGCGGCTGGCACAACGACGCGAGCATGGCCAAGGATGGCTGGACCCCGATGCAGGAGCAGTCGGACCTCAGCATGGACGCGCTCGAAGCCGCGTACGAGGCGGCAGAGGAGGTGCCAGAGTACTCCCGCGCAGCCAACCCGGGAGACACGCTGATCCGCCTCTGCGGTGATCGCGCGAGCGTATGGGTCACCAGGGACGGCTACTGCACGGAAGGCGTCCGCATCCTCCGCCCCGCCCCGCGCCCGCTGACCGAGGCCGAGAAGATTCAGGAGATCCTGAACGATCTCAGCGGCGCAGGCTTCATGGTGGACCCCGTGCTGCTCTCGCGGCATCTCGCCGAGCACGGCGTGCGGGTGGTGAGCAGCGATGGCGAGTAACGAGAGGCTGGCGCAGATCGGTGCGGAGTCGGCGAAGAGCTTTCCGCCGGACCGTCGACCAGAGCGGCTCGCCTTCGCCCTCGGAGCACTCTGGGCCGATGCGAACCCCCAGCTGCGCACGATCACGCGGGCGAGACTGCTCCAGCTCCAGGACGAGGCGGATTACTGGACGAGGCGAGGCAACCCAATGAACGTCGGCGCGCTGCTCGCGTCCATCGGGATCGAGGTGACCGACTGATGGAGCTGCGGGACCGAATCGCGCGAGCACTACTCATCGGTGGCGAATGCACGCCCGAGGAGGCGGACCGCATCGTAGAGCAGGAGTCGCTGTGCGACTCGTGGCGGCTCGACCAGGCGCACCACGAGGCTGACGCCGTGATCGAGGCGCTAGGGCTAACGGAGGAGCGCGGGGTCCGATCGTTCGTAGCACCCACCATCCGCTACGTCACGCCGTGGGAGGCCGTATGACGTGGTGGCTGATCGGCGGGTACGTGCTCGGCGCGGCGGTGACGGTGTTCGTAATCATCGCCGCGATGTTCGCGACGGGCGGCGAGCCCGATGAGGAGGACGTTGTGCCTGTCGGCCTCGCGGCGCTGTTCTGGCCCATCACCGTCGTCTTTTTTGGCGTCGTGGGCGCCGCTGTTGGCATCTACTCAGCGGCACGGGCGCTCGGAACAAAGATCAGAGAAAGGAAGCGCTGATGGCGACGCTAATCGGCAGCCGCGCCATGCGGCACTGGTTCCCCGACGCACGGGAACCGCGAGGGGATTGGGACTTCCACTCCCCCGAGCAGGAGAGCATCATCGCCATCCCCGGCACGATTGTCGACCAGTTCGTCGACGAGAGACTCGGAGCGTGGGACTGGGGCTCGATCGCCACACCGGATGAGCTCTACACCATGAAGATCTCCCACTCGTTCTGGGAGATCGGCGGAGAGCGGGGATGGGACAAGCACGCGGCGGACATCGTCTTCCTCGAGCGGAAGGGCGCGGCGTTCATCCGCGAGCTGTACGACATCCTCCTGCCCATCTGGAAGGAGCGGTACCGACGCAACCCGACGAACCTCGAGCAGAACGCCTCGATGTTCTTCGGCGACGCGGTCAATCGCCGCTACGACCACGACTCTCTTCACGCATCGGTGGCCTACTACGATCGCCCGCTGTTCGAGAGCATCCTCCGGGATGGTTCGGACGTAGCCGTCGACAACGCGAAGTTCTGGGCGATGGACTTCGACACCCAGATCCAGCTCGTGCGCGAAGAGATCTACGCGACCGCGCTTGAGCGGATCGTGATTCCGCGCGACTACGAGGTCAGCCCCCGGTGGGCTTACCACTGGGCGGTGCGCCGCACCGCTACGTCGCTCTTCAAAGGCGAGTGGGCGCTGTTCCTGATGCGCAACCTCGACCTGCTCATGAAGCCGGACTGCAACTACGTGCAGCGGCACCTCGACAACCAGGATCGCTTGATCCTGCTCGACACCCAGGAGACAGCATGACCGCAACCACCAACTACACCACCGACGAAGTCCTTGCCGCGCTGGCCGCGCGCGAGGAAATCGAGGACGCCGGCTACGGGGGCGAGCGAATCGACTGGTTCGACCTCGCACACCCACCTATCGCGTGTGACGCCGAGGGCAATGTCATCAGGAGCGAGAGCGGCTCCCTCGTGTACGAGGAGAACACCGTGAGCCTGCGGGGCGAGGACGTGCCCCTCAGCGTGGTGCACGAGACCGGGGGCGAGGAGCAGGGCTCGTACGCCTCGATCGTCATCGCGCTCGGATCGCAGTTCTTCCGCAAAGAGGGCTACTACGCCTCGCACTACGGCGCAGACTGGGACGGCAGCTTCCACGAAGTGGAGCCGCGACAGGTCGTCGTCACCGAGTACAAGCGCGTGCGCGGCTGAGCGGGCAGGAGGGGGCGACATGATCGAGGTAGAGGCCGGGCGCATCACGGTCACGTACGGACTCGCCGCCGATGGCGAGCCGCTGGTAGGTGTGTCCACGGAGGGCGATCTGGACCTCATCACGCAGCTCGGCGCGCTCCGGATGGCCGAGGACACGCTGATCTGCGAGGCGATGGAGGTGGGTGAGCTATGAGCCTCGAAGAGAAGGCTGCGATGCTGCGCGCATCGACCGCTCGCTACGAGGTGAGCCGCATCCTTGCCGGCGCCCTCGGCTACGAGGCCTACCAGCCCGGTGAGCCGGGCTACGTCGAGGGTGAGGAGACGTACATTACCGGCGACCATACGGTTGAGACGCTGGCCGAGGAGGCCGCGGAACTCATCGCGGTCCTGCGTGCGAACGCCCGCGAGGCCCTGCTCTCGGAGGAGACCGTGGAGCGGGCGGCACGGGCGCTCTGGTACGGGGGTGAGTCCCCAGACGACCCAGGGACGACCGCATGGGAGGACGCGCCGGAGAAGTTACGCGAGAGCATTCGCCAAGTGGCCCGCGCGGTCCTGACTGCCGCGCTCGGAGAGGAGGGGAAGTGATGGAGAACTACCGCGGCCTGATCGAGTCCACGCGAGTGCGCCTGGAGACGGGCCTGAACCCGGACGGTCGGCAGGTGTACATCCGCGATGACGAGGCTCGTATGAAAGCCCTCGCCGACGCACTCGAGGTACTGCTCGGAGAGGAGGAGTGATGAGCTGGGGATCGTTCTGGATCGGCGTCGCCGCCATCCCAGCCCTGCTGGTAGCCCTCGCGATCCTGGGCGTCGCGCTCTACTGGGCGGCAGTCGGGCTCGTGTGGGTCGCGGGCAGGATCAAGGACAAGGCGAAGGTGAACGTCAACGCGCACCGAGAGGGATTGGCCGCGTGGGTGCTCTCCCGTGGCGGGCGGAGCATGTACGGCTACATCGGCCCGCTCGCGGTCATCCTCAGCGTCGGCAAGCCGACCATGACGCGGGGTGAGCAGTGGGAGCTGCGGGGCGAGCTGGAGCGGAACATCACGATGACGAGGAAGGTGAGCAAGCTATGAGCAACGAAGCGACAGTTGGCACCGTCGATTGGGACGGTAAGACCTACGAAATCGACTGGCCCCACGACCTGGACGACGACACTCGGCGCAGTGAGGACATGGGTGCGATCTATCTGGACGGTGAGCAGGTGGGTGAGTGCTGTGCGCAGTTCGGGGAGCGATTCACCTCCGCAGACCAGGTGATCGACGCCGCCTACAGGGTGATTCGGTACGGAGATACTGATGACCAGGACTGATCCCCGCGCGTGGTTGGAGGAGCGGCATGCCCTCGCAGACGCGGCCAGGCAGATACCGTGGACGGTCGGCGAGGTGACCGAGTACGACTACGACGGCGCGCAGCGTCCGCAGGCGGCCGTCATGTCCTCCTCCCACGGGCCGATCACATGGGACGACCACGCCGGTGATGTGTTCGATCCTCCAGACGCCGCCTTCATCTCCGACGCCCGTTCCTCGGTCCCGGCGATGGCAGCCGCACTCACCGCCGTCCTAGACCTGCACCCGGATGTGCACGGCGAGTGCCACATGTGTAGCGACGAGCGGGGGCCGAAGCCCTTCCCCTGCCCCACTCGACGGGCGGTTGAGGCCGCGCTCGGAGGGGAGGGGTGATGGGCAGCCTCGCCTGGAAGACGCGCCCGCCTCGAAGACGCTCCGGCTCGTACCGCGACCCCGACCTCTCGGACCGGTGGCTGCGGGAAGCGCGGTGGCGAGCCGAGCGCGGTTGGCCCAACCTCGGGCTGAGGGACGCACGGAGGATCATCCTCCGTCTCGTGACGGAGGTCGAACGGATCAACAGAGAGACAGGACGATGAGCAGCGACGAGAACATCAGGCACCTCAGCCTGACCGCCGCGCAGATCGCCGTCGGGAGCATTGAGTTCCTAGACGTCGTGGAAGAGGCGGACGCCGGGGGCTATGCACTGACGGAGGACGAGATAGAGCAGGCGCATCGGCTCGCCTGCGACGCGAAGGTGGTGATCGAGTGATGAGCAACCAAGACCGCGTCAACGCCTGGAACCAGGCCGCGGGCAACTACGTAGGCGACGCGCCGCTCGAGGCGAATGCGGGAGACGTCTCCCCCATCGGGCTGCGCCGCAGCCTCCTCGAGGAGGAATTCGAGGAGACGGACTTCGCGCTTCGAGACCTCGAGGACTACGCCGCGTACGAGGACGAGACGTCGTATCGGCAAGCGATGATCGAGGTCGCCGACGGACTGGCCGATCTGCTGTACGTCGCGTACGGCATCGCCGGCTACCTGGGATTCGACCTCGACGAGGTGTTCGCCGAGGTGGCCCGGTCGAATGACTCGAAGATCGACTGGTCCACAGGCCGCGCGTGGGCGTACCGCGACGACGGGAAGATCACCAAGGACGACCACTACGAGGCCCCGCGGATCGAGGAGATCATCTACGGCTCGAGCAGCCGTTGATCGGAGCCGTGCTGTTCACCGTGTTCGTCGGTGTAGCCGCGGGCATCATCGGCGGGCTGTTCGGAGCCTTCATGACAGGCCTGGCCGACCAGGTCGGGTAGACACAAACAACACACCACCAGGAGCGCTGAGGCGCTCCTTTTCGCATTCAAGGAGAGAAGACATGGCAGAAGCATTCGATGCAGAGGGAATCGCGGGGCTCGCTCTCGCGGCAGTCGCGCTGGCCGGCGAGGACGTCATCGAGGCCCGCGACGGGATCATCTTCGGGCTGCGCAAGATCTGGGAGGACGCGCAGACCCAGGACGAGAACCCGTTCACCGAGGGGGACTTCCAGACCTTCGAGGAGATGGACGTCGTTCTCGCCGAGGTCGTCGAGCAGTGACCGTAGTTCGCGGGCGATTCGTCCCGCAGCACCAGGAGCCGGATCTGTGCACGCGCTGCGGCATCAGCCTCGGCGACGAGCCGGAAGATGCGGGAGGCGGGCTCGACTCCATAGACGCCCCCTTCGCTCCGGGCGCGCACCGGCTGGACATCGGCGATGTGCAGCCCGAGACCGCGGAGCGCGAGTACTGCGCCGACTGCGACTACCCCGAGCTGCGCCTCGCCGAGCACGGGCGCGGGATCCTCCGCGCCCCGGCGCCGGCCTTCTTGGCCGCGGCTGCATAGGAGAGAGATGGACAAGCGATACCACATCTACTGGTCCGACGATGACCGCGCGATCTCTGGATCGTGCTGCAACGTCCCCGAGCACCAGTTGCCCGACGCCCTCGCGTCAGCATTCCGCTGGGCCTACGGCGACGAGCTGATGCACGAGCTCCCGCTCGATTCGTGGGAGGCGAACGCCGAGCTCGTCGTAGAGGCGCTCGAGGTCCGGGACATCGCGTCTTACGGACGCATCCAGGTAGCGGAGTCCCCCGAGGACTTCTGGGTCAACTAAGGAGAGAAATGGAAAACGCAGAACTGAACGAAGCAGAGATCAACGAGGCGCTCGAGGCCCTCATGCCCGCGCTTGACGACGAGGCAATCGTCGACCTGCAGCTTGTGTTCGTCGGGGTGCTGCTCAGGGCGATGGGGTACGAGCTGACCGCCGAGGGGCACGAGACCGCTCGCAAGGTCGCCGAGCGTCGCTTGGAGGGCTACAGCCGCCGCGAAGGGGGTCAGCGATGATCGACGTCCTGCGAGAGGTCAGCTGGAAGGTCGACTCGATCGTGCCGCCGCTTGACTGCGAGACCTGCGGCCCTTCGCGCGACAACCTCTCCATCACCCTCTACAGCGGCCGAGAGCTGGATTGCTCCATCAACACCGGGTGCTACGGAGGCAACTACGAGCTGGTCTACGACCTCGACTCCTTTATCGAGTGGCTCGACCATAACGCCGAGGGGTTCATCTCCGACGAGGACCGCCTGGAGCTCATAGCCCAGGTGGAGGCGGAGTGGGAAGCGGGCGCATTCTCGGACGCGATGCCGGCGTTCAGTCAGCCTATCGGCTTTCAGGCGAACGTAGTGGGGGACAGATGAACGAAGAAGTCATTCGACTAACCGCGGTGGATGAGGCGCAGATCGCCGCGGGGAGCATGGAACTCCCGGACATCATAAAAGAAGTTGACACTCGAGGGTCTCGCCTCACGGAGGAGAAGCTCAAGTGGGCGCACAACCTCGCCCGCAGCGCGAAGGTGGTGCTGCCAGATGACTGACATCCAGCTCAGGTCGGACATGGGAGTCTCATATGTGCATCACATGGGCTCCGACCAGATGATCGCGGACGCCGCGCGGGTGTCCACAAGGACGGACGGCGAGGAGCGTCCGCACGAGGCACTGGTGCGGAGGCTCTGGACGGACGGTCACACCAGCCCGTTCGAACACACCGCGCTGACCGTTCGGGCGGAGGTTCCGATCTTCGTCGCCCGCGAGTGGATGCGTCACAGGACACAGGCGTTCAACGAGGTCAGCGGCAGGTACTCGGAGCTGGAGCCGGTGTTCTATCTGCCGGGGGATGACCGTCCTCTGGTGCAGTCGGGTAAGGCAATGGACTACCGGCGGGAGGCGGGGGATGCGGATCAGGCCGATCGGACGGACGCCGCGCATTCACTCCGGGCTATCGAGTCCTGGCGCTGGTATCAGGTTCTGCTCAATAACGGCATCGCGCGGGAGGTTGCTCGCAATGTCCTCCCCGTCAGTCTGTACACGAGCTTCTACGCGACGGCCAACCTCAACAACTGGCTGAAGTTCCTGACGCTCAGGACGGACGAGACGGCGCTATACGAAATCAGGGAGGCGGCTTCTCAGGTTGAGGCGATCATCGCTGACCTGTGGCCGGTTACCTACGGCGCATGGAGAGGGAAGGCGTAACGATGGCGCTCGAAAGCATCGAAGGAACCGATGACTGGATCGAAGTCATCATGGAGGAGGATGACTCCCTCTGCTACGAGTGGGATGAGTTCCGGGCGTTCTACTCACCATCGGAGGGCGTCTACTACTACGCCTCTGCGAGTGGCTGCTCGTGCTGGTGGTACTGGGACGACTTCACATCTGCCTCCGACTTCCAGGTCGGGGACCTATCGCAGGTCGTAGACAGCCTCCAGGGCTGGAATCGAGGGCGGAACGGGGGAGCCAAGACGAGCCTCGGCACTCCGGTCGAGATTAAGCGCGCGGTGAGAGAGCTCATCCAAAGCGCGTGAGTTCAAAAGCAGAGGCCGTTCAGGTTTCCTGAACGGTTGAACACGAAGGGCGGTGCAATACCGCCCTTTTTCTATGCGCGAAAGGAGTGACTGATGACGAAGCTCGAAGACATCCTCGACATGCACATGCGGTTCATGCACGGCGGCAAGGGCCTGCCTGACGTCGATCCGCGGAAGATCAACCCCGAACCGGTCATCGAACCCTACGCACCGGACCTCTCGAAGCCGCCTGTCTACCTCGTCGACATCGACGGGACGGTGGCGCTGAGGGGAGACCGCGACATCTACGACGGGTCCAAGGCGCACCTCGACACCGTGAACAGCCCGGTGGCGTGGGTGCTCGATTCGCTGGTGCTGGCGCTGGAGTGCGATCTCGTGTTCGTCTCCGGCCGATCGGATGAGCATCGCGAGGTCACTGAGCGGTGGCTCGAGGAGAACGTCTTCGACCATGCGGGCCTGTTCATGCGCCGAGCCGGCGACAACCGCAGAGACTCCATCGTCAAGCTCGAGCTGTTCAACGAGCACATCCGGAACAACTACAACGTCCTCGGCGTCTTCGACGACCGCAACCAAGTCGTCGAGATGTGGCGCGAGCTGGGGCTGACGTGCTTCCAGGTCGCCGAGGGCAACTTCTGAGAGGAGAGAGATGAAGCCGAGGAAGATCCTCGCAGCCGGCGCCCTCGCGGTCGCCGGCTTTTTCATGGCCGGATGCGCGACAGGCCAGGGCGAATCCCCGCTCGAGCACATCGGGGTCGTCGAGGTCGAGATGAGCGACCGCACCGTCGAGTGCGTGAAGTGGAAAGTGGGCTACGCCGGCGGACTGCAGTGCGACTTCCAGGGAAGCGCGCAGTGAGCCTCAGCGCACCCGAAAGGGAGACCGTGGTCTCGGTCTCCGATGCTGATGAGCGGGTTCGCATCTGGACGGCCCAGCGCCGTCACATCAACAAGCTCAGGAAGAGCCCGAAGGCCGTCGAGGTCGCCTCGGGCCAGCACGACGGCTCCGAATGGGCGGCGTTCGAGGTGGATGCCGATCAGTGGAGTCCGGCCAGCGGCATCCGCCGCACCCGCAACCTCACGGACGAGCAGCGCGCCGCTGCGCGCGAGCGCCTCGCTCGAGCGAGAGAGAAAACCAACAAGGGAGACTGATTTGAACCGAATCGAGATCGACGAGAACACCAGCCTGCCGGCCCTGCCGCAGGGTTTCTTCTGGCGGGTGCGCCACCGCGCGCCCGTCCTGCACATCGAGGCCAGGCGGAAGCTTTGGATCGGGTCGAGCGTGGTCGACAGCGTGTCCCTGTCTTACCGCGAGCCCCGCACCGACGGAGAGACCGACATCGCGACGCGGATCATGGACGCCGCGGACGTGGTCTACAGGAACTCCAGGGCCATCCTCGGGTCCGAGAGGAGCGACGACCAGGCGGCGGCGTTCGTCGGCGACTACCCGCCGAAGAACCTTCTCGAGATCGAGACCCCGTGAGGGTCGCCGACTACGAGCGGTTGCCGAAGATGTTCGACCCGCCGGAGCAGCTCGAGATCGACCCCGATCTCATCGAGGAGCTGTTCCCCGGATCGGACCGAGCGTTCGAGGAGACACATGACCGATGAGATCAGAACCCGCGAGGTGCTGGATGCGATCCACGCGAGCCTCACGTCCGCGCGAGCGGCGTTCGCCTCTATAGACGACCCGAGCGGAGAGGCCGGGGCGATGATCGAAGGCTTCTCCGCGGGGCTGAAGTTCGCGATCAGCGAGGTTGAGCTGCACGACCCGGACACCAAATGGAAGTGGGCATCGCACGCATGATCGAGGCGACCCCGCACCCGCGGAAGCTCGCTGACGCCCTGGCGAACGCCGCGGCGATCAGCAAGGACTCGGAGTTCGTCGGGGTCAACGTCGCGGAGGCCGGCGCCGGGTCGTGCGTCCGAGCCTACGGCCGAGGCCGGTTCGTCATGGGCTCGGGCTACGCCTACGCCGGCGACCGGGAGGGCCAGGAGTTCGAATTCGACCCCGCGACGGAGGTCGCGATCGAGCCCGGAGAGGCCGGCGCACTGCAGACCGCGCTGCGCAAGCTCAGCTCGGCGCGGGATGCGAAAGTGCTGGTCCAGGTCGACGGCGAAAGCCTGGTCGTCATGGACGGAGGCACCGAGGTGTGCAACCTCGCGACCATCGCCCTCGACTGGGACGAGCGGTGCGACATCGACCGCGAGTGCAGCCTCGCCATGCATCCCGACTGGGAGCTCGGACGGGACGGCTCGCCGCTGGTGCTTCACGCCGACGTGCTCACGACGCTGGGCAAGCTGCGACCGACGTCGACAGCGACGGCTCAGGTGCTCATAGCCATCGCGTTCCCGCTCGCGGGGAACACCGCGCACGTGCAGATCGGGCAGAGCTTCTACGGGCTGTTCGAGGCGATCAACACCGAGCGGATCACCGATCCGCACTGGAAGGAGGCGCTGACCTGGGCTAACGCTTAGGCGGCGTCCAATCAAGCGGCTCGAACTCCTTCGGGAACTTCCGGCGGACGCGGGCTTCGATCGGGCGGGCGTGCTCGTCGCACAACGCGACCAGGCCTTGATCCCCGCCCCGAGAGAACGTCCACTCCCGCCCGGGCTTGCCGCAGTACACACAATCCATACACGCAGAATAAAGGAGAGAGCGTGACCATCAAGAAGAAGACCAGCACCGTCGAACTCATCGACCTGATGTTCGACTGGGCCGAGGGGTCGATCTCGGTCCCCCGCATCGACCGGCTGTCGTTCGCGGCACTGAGCAACGCAGACTCGCCGGCAGGAATCATCCGGATCCTGGAGGACTACCTCGACGACGACGAACTCGAGTTCGTCCGATCGCTCAACGCCGACGAGTTTGGCGAGTTCGTACAGTCCTGGGTGGATCGTACGAAAGACCTTCAGGAGCTCGACGCCGAGGATGAGCTCGACCTCGATGACGGGCTGCGAGCGCTGCTGGATGACGAGCCGACCGAGATCGCCGAGCCGCGCGACGGCGATGACAACCTCGGCGCTCCGCTGACCGCCGAGGAGAAGAGCCGGATCGACGCGTTCTATTCCACCGAGAAGGGCGCGTACGTCGCAATCTCCGCAGCGCTCTTGGGTGTCGACCCGTTCGACCCCGCCTTCGTGCGCGGAGTTCTCGAGGGCTAGGCGCAGCGCAACGCTCGTACCTTCTACACGTTCCTGGGCTACAATCCACTCATGCACCTCTTCAACAACCATGCCGCAAATCGGCTAGAGAGAGATGAGTGATGCCCGTACAAAGGAAACTGCCGGACATCGAAGAACTCAAAGAACTCCGATCGCAGGGCCTCACCCTGAAGGAGATCGCGGCAATGTTCGATGTATCCCACCAGGCCGTTTCGAACGCGTTCGCCCGCGCGCGCGAAGGATCGGGCTCGTCCCGGACCTACCACAGCTTCACGCCGTGGAAGAAAATCGAACGGCAGCACCAGAGTGCACAGGTCATGCAGTTCCTCCGGTCGGGGGACCTGATCGCCCGGGGGAAGATCACCTCTCCCCTGGCGATCGAGGCGTACGAGCGCTGGGTTGACAAGCTCAACGAACTAGGTCTCGTGGTGTGCTACGACCCCGAGGCCCCGCCGAACGCTGCATCACAGGTCGGGGGGTTCTATTATAGAATCAGACGCGAGTCCGACCCCCCTGGCATCATGCAGGTGGACCCGTAGAGGCGAAGGCCCCAATCCGGGGCCTTCTTCCACATCTAGGGGGCGACTGGTCCACGCCCTACGAAAGGTGAGATATTGATTGGTGCAGAGCTCCACGAGGACTGTGAGGTCATCCTCGACGAGCCGAACATCGTGGTCTTCACGCACCCCGGCACCGGGACCACCGCGCTCTTGCGCATCGACGAGAACCTCGACCCCCTCGAGGGTGGGGATCCCAACGACTACGGCTACCTGCCCACGGAGATCTTCTGGGTCGACGACACGTTTCAGCTGATGCTCGCCGGGGTCATCCCGATCAGCGACATCATCCGGCACGCCGAGGGCCTGAGCGTGGAGGATGCCCTTGGCTGAGACGACGCTCGAGGTCCCCCGCTACCGCCAGCGCCGGTCGGTCAGTCAGCTGACCGGGTTCGTCCGCTGCGGGGAGGCGTACAGGCTCGAGAAGGCCGCCCGAGCACCCGCGCGTCCCGCCGCGTGGTTCATGATGGGCACCGCCGTGCACGGGGCAATCGAACACTACGAGCTCAATCACCGAGCGGCGTCTGCCGACGAGATCGGACAGCTCGCCGTGCTCGAGTACGACCAGCTCATCGACGATGCGATGGAGCGGGAGCCCAACCCAGCCCGCTGGCTCACCGGCGGCAACAAGAAGGGAGAGAACGACATCCGCGACAGGCGGATTCGAACGGGAGAGTACGCCGAGGCGTACGTTCGATTCGCCGAAGCCCACTCCGAGGAGTGGAGGATCCTGCAACTCGGAGACCAGCCCGCAGTCGAGCTCGAGTTCACCGTCGACTTCGGCGGCGTCCAGGTGCTCGGCTACATCGACCAGGTCCGTCACTACCGCGACGGACGCATCGAGCCGGTCGACATCAAGACCGGCAGCCGCAAGCAGGACAGCTCGTTCCAGCTCGCCATCTACGCTCACGCGATCAACGCCAACCTCGGCGTTCTGCCGATCGTCGGGAGCTTCTGGGAGGCGAAGCACGAGGCGGACAGCACGATGCCGCTCGGCGGATGGAGCAAAGAGCTGCTCGACGACATGTTCAGCCGGTTCGATCAGGCTGAGCGGCAGGCGCTCTACGTCCCCAACCCGGGAGACGCCTGCAGGACATGCCCGGTAGCCGACTACTGCCGGGTGAACGGCGTCCCCGACCTCGCATCGGAGTACGCCGGCACGTTCGAACGCGTTTAGCGACACGTTCGCGAGCAGCAAGCAACACACCACCAGGAGCGCTGAGGCGCTCCTTTTCGCATTCAAGGAGAGCAATTGACCGAAGCCAACTTCTCGTTCACCACGAAGATCGACGGCGACCTGTTCACCGTCCGGGGCAACTCGGTGGAGGAGTTCGGGGCCAACGTCCAGGCCGCGACGAACTCCGGCATCGGCGCGTCGATCAAGCAGATGGTGCAGGCGACGAACGACGCGGCGGCGTTGAACACCCACCTCGACGCCACGCCGGCGAACCCGCCCCAGACCGAGGCCTACCAGCCCCCTCAGCAGCAGCAGCAGCAGTACCAGCAGCCGCAGCAGCAGGCCGCTCCCCCAGCCGCTGATTCGCAGAGCCCGTGGGGGCAGCCGGCCGGCGCCCCGATGAGCGGGCAGGGCGCTTGGGGCGCCCCTGCGCAGGCGCCGCAGGGCTGGGCCCAGCAGCCCTCTGCCGCGGGCCAGGATGCATGGAAGCACGATGCCAGCATCCAGCCTCCCCACCTGCAGCCGCCGATGACCCCGTTCGGACCGGCCAAGTACAAGGGCGGCATCGGCAAGAACAATCGCCCGTACCGCATGTGGGTTGACCCCCGCCCGTGGTCGCAGATCAAGAACCTGCCGAAGGACCAGCAGTTCGAGTCGGTGTTCATCCGCGACTCGGATCTCGGCATCTGACCACGAGCAAACGGGAAGAACAGGGCGGACTCCGGTCCGCCCTTTGTGTTCCCCCAGGAGGGAGGTAAGTGCAGAGCCTAGTTCAGGCCAAGAGGAAGAATCAGGCTGCTGGCGTGCCGATCCCGATGCCGTGGAGGCAGCTCGTAGACGCGGGAGCAGTCTTCCGCAAAGGACAGCTCGGGCTGGTTGCGGCCGGCCCGGGCACCGGGAAGTCGGCCATGATCCAGACGATGGCTCAGGTCGGCGACGGAGAGGGGACGCTCGCGTCGGCGCTGTACTTCAGCGCAGACACCGATGCGTCCACGTTCTTCAAGCGCTCCGCGGCGATCAGCACCGGCTACCAGATGAGCGATGTCGACTCGATGATGCTCGAGGGCACCGACCAAGGCATCGAGCAAGCCGTGATCCGAGACACCGCGCACATGCGCGCTGACTTCCGGAGCTCGCTGTCGGACCAGGACGTCTACGACGAGATCGACGCCTACGCCGAGGTCTACGGCGAGTACCCCGAACTGATGGTGTTCGACAACCTGAGCAACATCTACGTGCAGGGATTCGACGACGAGCGGCAGGGCATCAACGCGACGTGCACGATGCTCCACGACATCGCTCGAGAGACGAACTCCGCGGTCATCACGCTCCACCACGTGACTGGGATCTACGAGGGCGAGCCCAAGCCCGTGCCGATGAGCGGACTCATCAACAAAGTCTCGAAGATCCCCGAGGTGATCTTCACGCTCCACCGCACAGGGACGGTACTCAACGTCTCGGTGGTCAAGAACCGCAACGGCCACGCAGACGCCTCGGGCAACACGTTCTACGGACTGCCCGTCGACCTGGGAAGGATGCGCGTTGGGTAACCAGAAGAAGCGCTGCAAAGACTGCGCGGCAGAGGGCATCACTACCGCCAGGCCGGCCCCGCACCCGGGGCCGCGGTGCGCCTCGCATCACCGCCAGGTGCGGGCCGAGCGGAAAGACCGGGCGTGGGAGCAGAGGCTCATCGCCACGTACGGCATCACCGCCGAGGAGTACTGGGCGATCTACGAAGCGCAGGGCGGGCGGTGCTACATCTGCCGCCGAGCGACAGGGAAAGTGCGGAAGCTCGCGGTAGATCACGATCACCAGAGCGGACTGGTACGCGGCCTGTTGGACAAGTCGTGCAACCGCAACATCCTCGGCCATTCGCGCGATGACATCGAGTTCTTCGAGAGATGCATCGCGTATCTGCAAGACCCGCCGGCGCGGGCAATCATCGGGGAGCGCGTCGCTCCCGTTCACGAAAAGGAGGATGCATGATTGCAACAATCGAAGAGATCAGGGAGGCTGACTGCGTTATCACGATGGGCGGAGAGGGCCTCTTTCGGATTGAGGGCGACGGCCCCTTCGCGGGCCTCTGGTCGAATGTCGAAAACGACGCCCCGGGTACGCACTGGCCGGAGGCGAAGTGCCTCTATGGCGACCACGAGCTTGAGGGCCTTGGCGTATTCATCGCGGTCAACAGCGAGGACCCCGCTCCCGACATGGTCACCAATCCGCCTCACTACACGGACGGCCGGAGCATCGAGCCGATCAGCGTGATCGAGGACTGGGGCCTCGGCTACCACACCGGCAACGCGCTGAAGTACATCAGCCGGGCCGGCCGGAAGAGCGATGAGATCCAGGACCTCGAGAAGGCGGTGTGGTACCTGAACCGCCGCATCGCGAAACTCCGGGGTGAGGCTGAGTGAAAGCGCTCTTCGGCATTCTGAATCTGGTCGCGCACCTCGCCGGGTGCGCGGCCTTTGTCTTGGCGGTGTTCGGCATCACCGGCACCGCCATTCTCATAGGCGGGCTGTCGCTCGCGTGGTTTCTGACCGCGATCGCATTCGGCGCCGCGTACAACATCGGCCGATCATCGGGGCTGAAGAACAGGAGAGAGTGAATGGACAACTACGAGCCCCCGAAGGGAGCCGTCGTCTACGTCAAGCCCGACTGCCCGCAGTGCGTGGCGACGAAGCGGTGGATGGACCGCGCCGGCGTCCGGTACACCGCGGTTGACCTCACAGAGGACGCCGAGGCGTACCGGTTCGTGACGGGCCATCTCGGCTACGCCCAGGCGCCGGTCGTCCTCGACGGCGACGGCGCGCACTGGTCGGGCTTCAGGATCGACCTGCTCGAGCAGAGCTTCCAGTAGTGGCGAAGTTCCCGATCCTCCCAGTCCTCGAGCACTACGGGCTGGAGGGGGTGACGGAGCAGCCCGGCAACCAAAAGGTGCAGTGCTGCTTCCACGACGACTCAATGGCCTCTGCGTCGGTGAACACCGACAAAGGGGTCTTCTCGTGCTTCACGTGCGACGTGAAGGGGGACGCAATCGCCATCGTCAGAGAACAGGAAGGAGCTGACTTTGCTGGTGCCGTCCGATTCCTCGAAGAGGTTCTTGGCCTCGACGGCTCATCGGTATCATCAAGCGCTTCGCGACCGAGAGAAGTCCGAAGCAGTCTACGAGTATCTCACCGCGGAGCGCGGGCTCACCGAGGAAACACTCGGAGGGTATCTCGTCGGCTTCGTTGACGACGCGGCAGAAGGGCACGAGGCGGCCTCGGGGTTCATCTCGATCCCGTACCTGACTTCGCGGTGCATCGTCGACATCCGGTTCAGGCGCCCGCCCGATTCGGAGAAGCCGTACAAGTACTACACGCTCCCCGGTCACCCCACCCGGGTGTTCGGCACGTGGGCGATCGACCAGTCCGTCCGCACCATCGCCATCTCCGAGGGAGAGATCGACGCGATGAGCGCGACCCAGGCCGGCATCCCGTGCGTCGGGATCCCCGGAGTGAAGGCCTGGAAGGACTACTACCCGCGGATCTTTGCGGGTTACGACGAAGTCGTCGTGTTCAGCGACAACGACGACACGAAAGGCGACGAGACCGAGGGGGTCGGTCTGAAGTTCGCCAACACCGTCGCCAGAGACCTCTCCGAGGTCGGCGTCGACACCCGGGTCGTGCTGATGCCAGAGGGGCACGACGTGAACTCGTTCATGAAGGAAGAAGGAGAGTATGAGCTCAGAGCTTACGCCGGTGCCTGATGCACCGGAGTCGGAAGTGTTCATCCCGCCGGCATTCACGCCCCGCGTGGGGCAGCTGGCAATGATCGTCCTCGACGGCACGACGTACCCGTGCGAGGTCACCCAGCTGATCGACTACGACCCGCCCGTGCCCTACGACGGCCCGCGGTGGAACGCGAAGGCCCGGATCATCGGAGTCCAGGGGACCGAGGTCGAGATCTTCGTCCACACCGAGGAGTTGTTCACGCACATCCAGTCCAACCCCGCGGCCGAATCGAAGGAGGCCGCTTGAGCCTGACAGAACTGCTGTCCCCGGAGCGCGCAGAGGAGCGCCGGCACCCCGTTGAGGTCGTCCTCGACATGCTCGAGGGCGAGGAGCGGGAGGCCGTGGTTGCCGCGCTGAAGAACCCCGCGTTCCCGAATCGCCAGATCGCAGACGCGCTGCAGCAGGTGGGCTACGACGTCACGAACAAACAGGTCGGTGCATACCGGTCGAAGCACCGCGTTGCGCAGTTCGCGAAGAGGGCGGGTGATGACCAGTGACCGACTTCGTAGATGCCCTGCTTTCGGCGGGCAACAAAGCGAAGGGCTTCCCCTCGACGTTCACGACGTCGACCGACGGGGAGACGGGGGTCATCGAGACCCCCGCGATGCCGGGCGAGATCACCGACTTCGACGACATCCTCGAGAGGTGCGGGTTCGACCCGGAGGTGTTCGAGCTCGATGGCACGCCGCGAATCTCCCGCTGGCAGGCCCAGACGCCGGACGGCGTCGAGTGGATGACGTCGTACAAGATCTCGGTTCGCCTACGCCGGCACGCCGCGGACATCGACGACCTCGTCGCGGAGATCCACCGCTCGGTCCCGATCGTCACGACGACCACCGCCTCGAGCGGGGTGCTGGTGGTCGCGGCCGGCGACCTCCAGATCGGCAAGGCCGACGGGGACGGAACCGAGGGGATCATTCGGAGGTTCAAGCGCTCGATCGACCGGGCCGCTGATGAGGCGCGTGCGGATCCGCCCGAGACCATCTTGCTCGCGTTCCTGGGCGACTGCGTCGAGGGCATGGTCAGTCAGCAAGGCCGCGTGGTCGGCAACTCCGACCTCGGCTTGACGGACCAGCTCAGGGTGCTGCGCCACCTCGTCACGTACGCCGTGCTCGAGCTGCAGGGCCTTGCCGGCGAGCTGCACGTCGCGACGGTGCCCGGCAATCACGACGAGGCGTACCGCTCCCCCGTGCCGGCCGCGCCGACCGACTCGTTCGCCATCGACTCGGTGCGCGCGGTGGACGAGGCGTTCGAGCTCGCGGGCAGGGGTGAGGATCTGACGTTCCACTACCCGCTCGAGTCGGAGCTCGCGCTCGAGGTAGAAGTCGGGGGTCACGCCTTCCTCCTCGCCCACGGCCACCAGTGGCGGAAGAACGGCGGGCACTTCGAGTGGTGGAGGAAGCAGGCGTTCTCGTACCAGACGGGTGCGCACGCCGAGTACCTACTCGCCGGCCACCGTCACCACTTCGAGGTGGACAGCGACAGCCACCGCTTCTTCATCCAGGTGCCGGCGCTCGAGTCTCGCTCCGACTGGTGGAGGAACCAGTCAGGCCAGGTCAGCAACCCCGGCATCGTCCTGCTCCGGCCGGGACTCACGCAGCCGGACAAGATCGCAGTCGTATAACGAAAGGGGGCCTATGGAGCCCGAAGCAGACGTCGACGATTTCGATGTCATCACAGAGATCTACAACGCAGCCCGCCGCGCGCGGACGTCCAACGACATCTTGTCGCTCGAAGACCTGGAGCAGGAGCTCTGGGTCTTCTGGCTTGAGCACGGGAGCATTCAGGACTACACCGACGCCAAGAAGCGCAGCCTGCTCTCCCAGGAGGCGCGCAAGCGTCTGCGCGCAGAGCGCGTGGACTACATGCACTTCAGCGGCGCGTTCCACTACACGCCCGACGCGGTGCGCAAGGTCCTGCGCGAGTACAGCTGGGCGGAGATCACCGACATCCACGACGTCGAAGGCAAGGCGGACGTCGACTCGGCGTTCGCGAAGCTCACCCACGCCCAGCGAGAGAACCTGTTCCGGATGTTCGCGCTCGACGAGGCCGATCGGATGAGCCACGCCGAGAAGGTCAGCGCGTACCGCGCCGTCGATCGCATCTGCGACACCCTCAACGGCCGGCTCGAGGCAGAGATTCTCGACACCGCAGACGCGTGGGGTGAAGCGTGAGAAGGAAGACCACAGGCCTGAAGCGGCGCCACGCGCGCCGCATCCGGCGGGGCATCGTCGGGGCCGGCCTCGCGTACAGCCACATGAAGTCCGGGAAAGAGGGCCTCGGCGTAGCGATCTTCTACGCCGTCGACTCGCTCGGCGGCCTCACGCGCGAGGCGCTGTACCGCGAGTTCGCGAGACTGGTAGTGCGAGACGTGCTGTAGTCTGAGTATCGTGAAGAAAGTAAAGATTCTGGCACCCCTGCTGGGGCTCGCGCTGCTGGCGGGGTGCGCGATGGAGCCGACGACACCCGAGTCCGTGGGCATTCAGCAGGACAAGGCTCCGTCGGCGTCACCGACGGCCACGAAGAGCCCCACCCCCACGCCTGAATCGGAGCCAGTTGCCTTCAGGGACTTCGCCACGTACACCTGCTCCAGTGATGGTGAGGTCTCGGACATCAGGGAATACGAGAGCCTGGAAGATGCCTGGCTTGCGCGGGACGCAGTGGAGGGGCAGATATGCGGCGCCGAGATTAGCGATAGCAGTATGCGCGAATATCTCGCGTCTGACGCGAGGGCTGAGGACCGTAAGGCAGTGCGACTGATCGAGGAGTTCTTTTCCTCTTCAGGCCTAACCGAAGTGATTGAAGAGAGCCCCGATTTCGCGATGACCGAAGAGGCGCTCCTCAAGACAGCCCACGGCCCATGCGCTCAATTTCGCGTGGAGGATTCTTTCGATTCCCAGGGGCCTAATGCAAGGCTCTTCATTGAGGCGGCATACACAGTCTGCCCCGACCACCCCCTTCGACCCTAGCTCCACATACACGAAAAGCGCCCCCTGGGCGCGCATTGGATTGCCGTTCCCCGCATGGGGGTTCAGCTTTCCGTGCGCGCCCAGGGGGCGCTTTTTTCGTATTTACAGGCATTCCCCGCCAGTGAGGGCTTGACGTGGGCCTAAATTAGGCCCTACGGTTCTCTTCGAGGCAAGGCCACGAGGCCGGCCGACGAGGTCAGGAAGGACCAGTCACATGCTCGAAGACTTTGCTGCCGAGTGCGCAGCACCGCTTGCGCCTCGCACTCGCGAGAACTACGAGACCGCCCGCCGCGCGTGGGAACAGTGGTGCGAGGGGCGGGGGATAGATCCGCTCTCGATCACCCATCACGATCTCACCGCGCACATCGGCTTCATGCAGGATCAAGGGCATATGCCCCGCTCGATCCGCTCGCGCGTAGGGCTCATACTCTCGCTGTACCGGTGGATGCACCTGCATCAGCTCATCGACCACGATCCGACCAGGAACGTGCGCCTGCCGAGGGTCCCGCAGCGCAGCATGAGGCCGTACCTCTGCCGCGAAGATGCGCGAGAGTGGGTTGACTCGGCGATGGGCGACCCCGAGCGCCCGATCAGCCTGCTGGTGCTGCTGTGGCTGCTCTCGGGGCTGCGGCCGTCCGAGCCGCTCCAGATCACCGGCAGGGACGTGCTGCCCCGCGGCGACCAGCTCACGGTCACTCTCCGCAGGAGGAAGAACGGCGGGTCGCAGTCGATCCTCCTGCCGGAAGAGACGGCCGAGGTGCTGCTCAAGCACGTCAGCGGGGTGCGGCCGATCATCCGCAACGCACGCGGCGAGATCCCGAGCATGGGGCTGGCGACCCATTGGCTGCGCCGGTGGTGCCGGCGCAACTACGTCGCCTACGTGCCGCCGTACTCGCTCCGGGTCACGTACATCACCCTCGGCCTGGAGTCCGGAGCGGACCCGCGACACATCGCCGGCTCGGCCGATCACACGCTGGCGATGACGAGCTACTACGACCGGCTGCACGGGTCTGTCTCGCATAACCCGGGGCCGGGTCTGGCTGCCTGGATCCGCGAACCGTCGAAGCAGTCGGAGTATCCTGAGACTCATGATGAGTCCAGCCGAGTTCCGAGCCCTTCGGGCGCTGTTGAGCGTCCCGAGCTCGTGGCTGTGTGAGTACCTCGACGTCTCTGAGCGGTCGGTGCGCAAGTGGGAGCAAGGAGAGCGCGAGATCCCCGAAGGGGTCGCGGCGAAACTACGGGGTCTCGTTGACGATACGCACGACGAGGTCGAGCGACTGATCGCCCACCACCGGGATCACGGTGGCCCGGTGCTGGTGCCTCGATGGGAGTCGGGCATCCCATCGGGGCCGCACCAGGACAAGCCGCTGGAGTGGTGGCGGGTCGTCGCCGGCCGCGTCATAGACCACCGCCCGGGCATCGACGTCGAGTGGTGCTGAGGGGGCGGGACTCAGGTAACCGGCTCGGTCCAGGCCGCGTCCCAGGTGTCCTTGCCGATGAGCGAGTCGACACCGAGGCCCTTCTCCTTCTGGAACGCCTTGGCGACGCGAGCGGTGGCGGGGCCGTAGAGGCCGTCCGCTCCGCCCGGGCCGAGGTTCCAGCCACGCTGGATCATCCGCTCCTGCCAGCGCCGCAGATCGGCGCGGTGGCTGTAGTAGCCCGAGACCGACCGGGTCGGGCCGGACTTCGGTCCGAAGTACCAGCCCTTCTTCAGGGGGAATGCCGGAGCTGTGGGCCGAGGCTTGGGCGGCTTCTTCACGGCCGGCTTGCGCGCCTGGAGCGCGCCGATCGTCTCCTTGCCCGCGCGCCCGTCAACACCGAGGCCGCGGGACTCCTGGTAGTGGCGGACGTGCTTCTCGACGGTCGGGCCGTAGAACCCGTCAACCCCACCCTTGCCGAGGTCGTAGCCGAGGGATTTCAGCTGCTCCTGGAGCCACCGGACGTCGGTGCCGCCCGAGTAGAGCCGCATGATCCGCGAGCCGATGGTGTGCTTCGCGGTCGGGGACTCGTACCGTCCCGAGCTGGATGAGCTGCCCCCGCCTCCGGCGCCGGTGCCCTTGCGGGCCTTGACCATGTTGCGGAACGATCCCATGTTGAACGTCGGGTCGATCTTGCGACCCCGGGGGGAGCAGACCTCTTTGTGGCCGCGGACGTGGGTGATCGGGATCTTGTAGTGGTCGCAGAGCTCGCGGCAGAGCTTGGCGTAGGCGTCCATCTGCTTCGCGCTCCAGGCCTCGCCGACGCCGTTGTTCTCAGCCTCGATGCCGATCGAGTTGCTGTTCGAGTAGCGGGTCGCGTTGACCTTGCCCGCATGGTTCGCGCGACCACTCGCGACGACGTAGATCGTGCCGTCACGAGCAAGCAGATAGTGGCACAGCGGCCCGGGCAGGCCGGGCCGGCCGTTCTTCACCACACCCAGAGACGGGGCGTTGCGGCCCTTGCCCGAGGCAGTGTGGTGGACGACGACGGACTTCGGGGAGTTCATCGCGCGGCCGCGGCTCTTCCAGCCGGCGACCTCGATCACGGGGTATCCGGTGCGGCGGGCGACGAGCGCGAGACCAGTCAGGCGAGCCATCACAGCCTCCCTTCGGAGAAGGGGGCCGGGGCGAGCGAGTCTTCGATCGTTCGCATCAGGCCTCACCCCTGACGACCGCGTCGACATCCGCGTCGTCGATCGCGTAGTCGCTCATCGAGCCGTCGCGGCTGTTGTCCCAGCCGGCGTCGATCTCGCCGACGTACTTGCCGGACTTCGCGGGCACGAGCAGGGCGATGGCCGCGGTCACGAGGGTGGTTGCTGCGGCTGCGACCTCGGCGGGGATCTCGACACCAGCGACGGTGGCAAGGATCCAGGCGAGGATGGTGACGACAGCGCCACCGAGAATCGTGTAGCCGGTCTTGGCGCTGGGCTCGGTTGCGGTGTTTCGCATAGAAGCCTCCTTTTGGGCATGAGAAAGGCCCCCAGGAGAAGCTCCAAGGGGCCTAGAGTGGATTGGAATTAGCCGGGGCTACGTCATATCGACGAGCGTTCTTTCACGAGCAGGAATGGGCGGTACGGTGCCGTTGGCGATACCGGCGATGAGCGCGTTCACGTACTCTTCCGACTCACGCAGCTCGAGGCGCAGGTGCGCGATCTCGACCTTGAGGTCTTTTACCTCGGTGCGGAGTTCTTGCAGGAGTCCTTTATGTGCGTCGAGCGCCGTGGAAAACTCGGCGGTGAACTGCTTCCTGGCCTCGGTTTCGCCCGTCGCGGAATTGTGCCGGTGATTCACGATCGCGGTGACGATCGCCCCGACCCCGCCGGTGCCGAGGATCGCCCCGACGATGGCGATGACGACCGAAGCGCTCAGGAGGGATCACCCCGCCTCTTGCGGGCGCGGAGCATGTCGCGCAGCGGATGACGGAGCAGGCGATCCAGCCCCCACCACCGGGCGCCGAGATAGGCGGCGAGTGCCGCCACCAGGAACACGCCCACCCCGGCGGCTGAGTTGAAGTTGACTGCCACCGCGTTGAGCAGGGCGACGACGTAGATAAGCACTCCGCCGGCCATGAACGGCAGGCTCGAGTACTCCCAGAGCAGCCGCCCGGCCAAGACTCCAGCGGCCGCGATCAGGCCCGCGACCATGAAGGCGATCCACAGCACGAGCTGCCACGGTTCGGTGGCGACGAATAGGGAGCCGGGCAGGTCGACGAACCAGGCATACACGCCCGCCGCTCCGATACTCGCGTGCCCGAGAGCGCGCAGAACGCGCTCGGTGGGGCTGGGGTTCATGCACGGCGAGTCGGGGTCGATGACCGGGATCGAATCAGTCGAGGTCGAGATTGCTGTCACCCTCAGCCCCCTTCTCCGCCTCGAGCTCGGCGATGCGCACGCGGAGGCGGACGTTCTCCTCGGTCAGCCGAATCGACTCCTGGAGGTAGTGGGAGTAGAGGTTGGTGACGACCTGGACGTCGGTGTTCTGGTCAGGCATTGATGAGCTCCTTGAGGTCGGTGAGCTCTCGCTGGAGCTCGGTGATCTGATCGCGCTGGTCGCGCACGATGGGCACGAGGGCCATGCCGATGCGGTCGTAGTGCAGCCCCTGGGTCTGCCCGTACTGGTCGATCTCGACGAACTCGTCGAGCCCGGCATCGAGGAAGTCCTCAGAGACGGCTCCGATGTGCCTAGTGAGCTCCTCGGGCGCCTCCATCAGCGACTCGGGCGCGGGGCACATCGGGCTGTCCTTGCGGAACCGCATGAGCTCCTGATGCGCCGCCTGCTCGGCCTTGTCGACCCACGACTTGAACGGGATCGAGAGCAGCTTGTCGGCGTAGTCGCTAGGCGGGATGACCCGCTCGTCATCCTTGTATCGGCGAGCGGAGGTGCTGCGGCCGAGGACGCCGTTCGAAGTGATATGCACGTTCGCCGACGATCCGTAGGTGCGGCCGTGGATGTCCATCGACCGAATGAACCCCGACCTAGAGTCCCAAGTGAGGTCCATGCGCGCGGCGTAGGTGTTGTCCCCGGGTCGCGCGGACTCGAAGTCGATCGACCCGTACGACCTCACCACCAGATTGCCCCCTCGGCCAGGGCCTCCTGACTGGACATGGAGTCCCCGGAAGCCCTGGAGATTGACCTCATCCGCATGAGCCCAGAGCGTCTTGCGGCCGAGGAGGTGAATGTCCCCGTCGCCCAGGAGCCTGAGGATTGAATCCCCTGCCAGCATGTCGGCGGTTCCGTTCGGGCGGACGGCAAACTGCGCGCCAAGATCGTTGTTCATCCATGCCGTCTTGCCTCGAGCGCCGATAAATCCGTCACTCCCGGAGCGCATGAAGACGGCGCCGTCGGGGTTGACGCCAACGATGGATTCCGCTCCGACTCCCTGCACGTACGCGCCGCCGGAGGATTTCGTGTAGATACTCGCGACCGACCGCCCCGAGGGGTCTTGACTTGCGATTCCGGCATCCCCGCTCGCCCAGGCGCGCACCTGGGCTAGGCCTGATCCAGCGTCGGGTCCGACCATGCCGATCGACGAGCCGTCGGAGGTCCGCGCATAGACGATGTCCCCCGATCTCGCAGGGGTATCGGACTCGCCGATTCGGACGCCCGCCGCGTCAATCGACGGGCGGGTCCCCCCTGTGGCACCTTCCCCGCCGCTCGCGGAAGTGGGATCAACGTCTTCGCCGGGCGTTGGGACTGATATTGAGCCTGTCCACAGCCGCGAGTCGATGCGGACGTGCGGGCCGCTGCCGATGCTCGACCTCAGGGTCCCGACGACGCTCAACGCCCCGTCGGTCATCTGCACGATCGGCTGACCGAAGGCGTTGTACTGCGTGAGGCCGAGGTTGTTCATCTCCACGCGAGCGCCAGCCGCCGCCGTGCGGATCGTGGCGCCGGTGATGACCTTGCCGTCGATGGCATCAGCCGCCAGCGCCTGGCCGGCGATGGAGCCGGCCCGGATCAGCTCACCTCGCAGCTCTCCGGTGGTAATGACGCCGGCGTCGAGCGATCCGATGATGCCGGACTCCGCGGTGATCGCACCGGTCGCGATCTTCTCGGTCGTGATCGCACCACCGGCGATCAGAGTCGCCCCTGCGCGCTTGTACAGCTTCAGGCCCGCGATCGAGACGGCCGCGTTGCGGTTGGAGCCGTTCGCGTGGTTGAAGTAGGTGGAGCCCAGCGACATCGCGCGGGCCGTCGCGGACGTCACGACGAGCCGCGAGCGGATGAGGGTCCACTCGGTCGGGACCTCGAAGTCCTGAGCCGGGTATGCACCCGCGGCGGCATTGGATTCTTCGGGCCTCCACGACAGGGCACCGGCGGGGCGCAGGTGCGCGCCGTTCTGGTCCCTGACCTCAAAGAAGATCTTCGACCCGGGGGTATCGGCCTTCACCCACGCCTCGAACACGACCTCGTCGCCGGCGGCGACCGGCCACTGGCCCATCGGGGCGAACGGCACGGTGTTGGTACTGGCGGGGTAGGTGACGCATGGCCCTCCGCCCGGGCCTGCCGTTGCGTTGAACGCGGGATCCCGCGGCCATCCGGCCGCACTCCCGGAGGTGAGGTCGCCGTTCGGGAGCAGGTTCCGCTCGCCGCCGATGAGCAGCTTGTCGCCGGTGATAGACCCGGCTGCCAGGCGCGCCGTGTCCAGGATCCCCGAGGTGATGGTGCCCGCGCTCAGGGACTCGATGATGCCGGACTCGGCGGTGATGCTGCCCGCGGCGATGTGGTTCGTCGTCACGGCCCCGTCGGCGATGAGCGTCCCTCCCACGCTGCCGGGGACCAGGACGGCGTCCGCGAGCAGGCTGCCGGCCTTGACGTGCCGTCCCTCGATTGCCTCGGCGGCGATGGCTGTCGCTCCGATTGCCCCCGCGGCGATGTGCCGGGCGATGATCGACTCGGCTCCAATGCGGTCCGCATCGAGGATCCCGACCGTGATCTTCGCGGCATCGACGTAGGCGAGGACTGCGCTGGAGATGGTCTCGGAGACCCAGACATTGCCGTTCCATCGCCACTGCGAGAGAACCTGCCCGCCCGACCCGAGCGAGGACACCACCCACCACAGGTCGTCAGTACGACCCGTATAGCTCGTAGGAGGGTTCGACCGAGACCGCGTGATGCGGTTCTTGCCACTCGCGGTCACGTGCGCCCGCGATGCCATGCCTAGCGCAAGGGTGCCGGTCTGGTCTGCCTGGAGGAGCCACTCGGTGCCGGTCCAGCGGTACTGCCAGGTCCCGAGGTCTTCGCCGATCTGGCGGCTGTCCCATACGGCGAGGTCGCCGGGCTTCCTGTCCGTGATCGCATCCAGCGCCGCGTTGAGCTCGAGGATGTCTGAGGCGGTGAGCATGTGGACTCGGGTGTCGGCCGCGAGCGCTTCGTCGCGAGCCTGATCTGCAAGGCGCTTCGCCTCATCCCGGGCCTCGGCCAGGATGGGGTCGGCATCGAAGTCGACCTCGATGTTGTCGATCGCTTCCTGAAGCTCGGCCAGGCGCGAGTCCCGGGCCGAGACCCACGCTCCACCAGAGAAGCGGTGTAGCTCATTTCCGCCACCGCTGGTGTTGAACCACAGGTCGCCCTCCTTCGGGGGTGGCGTGGTCGTCTCATCGGGGGCTGTCGGCTGCCAGTACGTGGTGGTGCCGGTGCCGTCGGTGACAATCCGCTCCACGTCCCGGCGCAGCTCGTCTTGCGCCTCCTGGATCGCATCCACGCGCGAGTCGGCGGCGGATACCCATTCCCCGGCCTCGCCGGACCAGACGTGCGGGAGGTTGCCCTGGCCGAACCAGATGTCGCCGTCCTTGAAGCCGCGCACGATGGGGTTGCCCTCGTCGTCGAGGACGGGGTTGCCGTCCTCGTCCAGCACCGGCCGCGGGGTGGGCTCTTCGTCTCCGTAGTAGACGCTGTTCTTTCCGTCGGCGGACTCCATCGCTTCGTCGGCGCGCAGGGCGAGATCGAACAGCTCGGAGTCGAGATTGACCCCGCTCACCTCGATGTCGACGCGCTGCGAGGGGATGCCGTAGCGGCCGGCCTTCGACCGGGCCATGAGCACGCACCAGTACGTGCCGGACTCGACCAGCGGTCCGATCGTCGTGTCCCCACCCTCGGGGACGACAGAGAAAGACCCCGCGAAACTGCTCACGGGGTCCGGGACGAAGTTCTCATCGAGGCTGAGGTGGATCTCTACTCGATCCGCGTCGGCTGTCGAGCCGATGTCGGGGTCGGAGACTGCGGCGGGGTCGTCCGGGGATCCCCACCCGCCGTCCCATCGGACGCGGACGAAGCCGGCATCCGAGGTCACGACCGGCACCGAGGGCTGAGGCGGGGGTGGGCCTTCGATGTATTCGATGTCCAGCGCGCCGTTGCCGTCCGGGCCGATCCGCCCGATGATGTGCCCGTCACCGTCGCCCCACTCGAGAACCCCTCCGTCCATGCGGCTCGATCCCAGCTGCGGCGTGGTCGCGTGCCCGAGGGCCAGCTGCTCGATGCGGTAGACCTCTTCAGCGAGCCTGCGAGAGCTGCTCACTCATGCCTCCTTCGCGGAGACGTCAGATGTCTCCGAGTGGTTTGATTCGCACGGATGCAACCCCTTCCGCGGGGTTGATTTCGATCTGGGTGATGAGCACCCACGCCTCGGTCTCCAGACCGCGGCGGTCGAGCGTGGAGTAAAGGACCTCGTCCCCTACGTCGAAGGCCCCAATGGGTGCGAGCGAGTCGTTGATGACGGTGAGCTCGTCGTATTCCCACCACTCCCGCCGGGTGCGTACGAGCGCCTCGGCCGTGGCGGAAACTCGCTGGTGCGAGCGCAGTCGCTTGTCGACGTGGGTTGTCACCCTCTGGAGGCCGTGACGACCCCCGGCCGGGTATCCCCACTGCGAGCGGAGCATCTTGCTGCCCTCGCCGGCGCCGTAGACCTGGACGGTCGTCGCCTCGAGCTCGGTGCCGCGGGTGAGCTTGGGCCGGACCATGACGTTCTCGCCGTCGACGAACGTCGCTCGGTGGTTACGTCGGCGCGAGCCGGCGAACACCTCGATGCGGTGCGAGGCCTGGTGCCCGCTCATCGTGTGGACCACGCGTGCGTTCGCATCGCAGTCCTGGAGCAACGACTGGAACTCTCCGAGCAGGCTGTGCGTCGACCAGTGCTCGAGCTTGTACGCGGCATCATCGAGCGCCTTCTCGCGGTCTTTGATCGCGCGATCGCGCTCATCCTTCTTCCGCTTGTACTCGCGGTCCGCCTCCTGCGCGGCATCGCGCCGCTTGCGCCATGCCTCGAGGTCTTTGTTGTACCGGTCCATCGCCTTCGTGTACGAGGAGCCGAGTCCGGATCCCGTGGGGCGCTTGGGCTTGGTCGGCTGCTTCTCGGTGAACGCCGGCGGCTTGCGCGGCATCGCTGGAATCGGGTCCAGCCGGCCCGGGTCGGGGTTGCCCAGCCGCGGGAGCGTGCCGTGGAACTGGAGCGCGAAACCGAGGTCCGAGCCGCCCCACGTGGCGGCGTTGTAGACCACCTGGCGGAAGGCATCCTGCGCCGGAACATCCCGGCGCTTGAAGACCCCGCGATACGGGAGAACTCCGAGGTAGCCCAGAAACCCGACGCAGTCGATCTCGGCCTTCGAGTCGGAATCGGAGACCTCGGCGATGATGTACGCGTCGAACAGCACGCCGTCGACGAACGCGTAGATCGCCGTCCGCCAGGGCTGGATGACCTGGGCGCCCGTGTGGGCGCGCTCGCGTAGCACCTCCGGCGGGAGCGTGCCGGTGAGCCGTCCGACGCCGAGCTCGCGAGCGATCGTCACGTCCGACAGGTGCAGGTCGGGGTGCAGGAGCTCTTGCGTGCCATCGCCGTTGAGACCGTAGGCGGCGTACTGAACGTCCATCCGCCCCCCTTAGTTCGCGTCGTGCCAGGTGCCGTCAGGCGCCTCGATGAACGTGATGCGGGTCGTCAATCCCGACAGGGAGTCGCAGCTGACCGCGCGCGATGCCGCGTTCGTGGAGTCGGAGATCGCGGCCTTGTAGACGAAGGTGGTGTCCTTGCCCTTGAGCTTCGAGGGCACCGTCCGAGTGTCCGCGAGCAGCCAGTTGTTTCGGTACACCGCGGAGTTCTCGGCGACGTCCCACGAGAAATGCTGGGTCGCGAACTCCCACTGCTGCTTATTCGGCCACGTATGCGGCCGATACTCGTCGCCGTACTCGATCCAGAAGTTTCCCCACGACGACTGATTTCCGTCCATCCGAACGGACAGCCATCCGGATTCGATAATCATCATCGTCGCCCACGTTGGAATGCGGGTGGTGAACTCGTTCGCGTATCCCGCGCCCCCGGGGAAGTACTCCCCGCCGGTAGCGCGCCGACCGGTGAGGAAGTTCTGATTGGAGTCGTCCGCAGCAACGCGCGGGCGCGCGTGCACGACCTCTTCCCGGCGGGGATTGAGCAGTTCGCGAGCATCGGTAATCATCGCGTTCGTGACGACCGAGGTGTTCGCGGGCATTCGGATCGTCGCCAGCAGCACGTACGGGTGCCGGAATCCGGAGCTGAACGCCGGCAGGGTCGCCGAGGCGAAGACGTATGGACCCTTCTCCCGGTCCGGGGGGTAAGCGCCCATGTACTGCGGGTCGCGGACCTCGATGCCGACAATGCGGGTGACCGTCGATGAGCTGTTGTTCGCCGGCACGGGGACGGTAATCATCGCACCGTTGCGGACGGTGTAGGACTGCTGCGAGGCGCCCTGGTACGTCGACTCCATTGCGGCACCGCCGGCGGAGATGCGCACCGAGCCGGAAGGGGTGGGGGTTGCGGATACGAGCAGGCTGGACGGGGTACTCACCCCAGTCCGGCCCTGAGTGGCGCTCCACGCCTGCTGGCGAGCCGCCTCGGCCGAGTGCTCCGCTGCACCGCCGATGAACCACGGCACGGGATCTAGAGCCATGCATTCTCCTGTGAATGACAACGGGGCCTGGCCCCGAAAGGCCAGACCCCTGTATGCGAGTGAAATGTCAGAGCGAGTAGTGCGCCGGCCTCCACCAGAAGCGGGCCGTCGCCGTGCCGGACTCGTCGACGCCGCCGAAGCTGATCTCCGTCGGGCCGCTGGCCGGCAGGCGGACGCTCTTCAGGCGGGTGCGCCGGGTCATCGTCGACAGGTGAGAGGTGCCGTTGACGTTCGCAACCCCTCTGCGGGAATCGACCTGGAGGCGCCGGCCGCGAGCGAGCGTGAAGTCGAACTCGTACCGGTTCCCTGCGATCGAGAAGTACGGCCTGCTGAGCGGCTCCATGTTCGCCTGGATGTCGACCCAGAACGGCGTGGGCGCTGTGCCGCCGATTTCGTCGATCATGCCCTGGCGGAGGGACGCCCCGCCCGTGGAGAGCGGCTCGGTCAGCGGCTCGGTGAGGCCGCGCATGAGCGGGGGCACGATCGTGAGATCGCGCGACTGCCACGCGGCGTCGTAGATGATCGGATCCATGAGCTTGAAGTCGCAGTCGATGATCGCGTAGCCCTCGAGGGCTGTCCTCATCGGGTTGCAGGCGAACCGCCTGGGCCGGCCGTAAACGGCACGCTCGCGGCCGGCCGTGTGCACGCGGAGTTCGGCGAGAGCTCCGCCCTTCTTCGTCACCGCGGGGTTGCGCCACGCGCGCTTCACGCGCCCGACGCGGTCCAGCACCTCCGCGGGAGTCTTGCCCTCGACGACGATCTCGAACGCCCAGGTCGGACCTCGGTGGAAGTCCACGCCGGCGTAGGTGTCGTCGAACACCGGGTTGTCGATGTCCTCGGACTCAACCGTCTCGGCCCCTAGGTCCATGTCGCGGATCCAGATGGGCGTGAAGTCGTTGATCTCGAGATCGCCAAGGGCGATGCCGCCGTCAGATAGGGCCACCAGCGGCACCTCCTCGTCGCATGTGCTTCAGATGGAACGTGAGGTCTTCTGCGACCTCGTCGGCTGCGTTGCGCTCGACCGTCGGCAGGGTGATGTTGTAGACATCCCCCTCGCGCGTCTCGGTCGCCTGCGTGCCGGGGCGGACGTAGCGCCCGCCGAACCGCGTAGCGACCTGGTCGAGGATGTCCTCGGACCTCGAGCGCTTCGACTCGGAGAGCGGGATGTACGCCTCTCCCCCGGTCTCGGGTTCCGCCCACAGGCGCATCGCGCCGGCGTGGGCGATCTGAGCCGTGTGGTTTTCGGCCATAAACCGGATGCGGTTGTCGATCACGCGACCGAGATTGATCCCGCCGTTGGCGAATGTCTGCACGCCGCCTTCGATGAGACCGCCGTCGGCCATCGCCGTGCTGCCCCGGCGGTTCACCGTGACGGTGACCGTCTTCGACCGCACAGACGCGATCGCAGCCCGGAGCGCCTGGACAGCCCCGAGGCCAGATACGTTCGCGCGGACGTTGGCCGTCTTGTCCGGCACTGCTCGGATCGCCGTTGTCGCGGCACGGGCGCCGGAGATTGCTGGCGCCGGGTTCGCGGAGATCGTCGCCTGGTACCGAGCTCGAGCGGCCGCAGTGAGCGCTGTGCGCGCTGCCATAGCCCCGGCAATCGCCGGACCGGGGTTAGCCGTGAGCGTCGCCTGGTAGGAGCTTCGCGACGCCGCGGTGAGCGCAGCTCGAGCAGCTGCAGCAGCAGCCATCGCGGGTCCGGCGTTCGCGGTGATGACCGCGTTCGCCCTCATGCCGTTCAGCGCGCCCAGCTGCCCGATGACCACGCTGATTACCGGCGACGCTGCGTCGATGGCCGTCAGGGTCACGGGGGCCTGAGCCATTCGCACTGCCTGGAGGAGGCTCATCACGGCGTTGATCTGGAACGTGGCGTTGTCCATCACGTCCATCTCGCCGACGAAGCTCTGCCCGTCGAACTCACCCGCCGAGGACTGCGCTGCCTCGATCTCCGGGGACGCCTGGTTGTCGGCCATCAGGTGAGCCATCGCCACCGCGCCGTTCACCGGCCCGAGGGCGGACATTGCGGCTGCGGCCGTGGGCGTGACCTGGTCGATGGCCCCCAGGGTCACCGAGTGCGCCCAGCCCACGAAGGGCGCGAGCGCGTCGTTGATGTGCCCCGCCTTCGGCGAGGCCTGATCGTTGAGGTCGACGGTCGGGAACGGGTTGAGGCTGCCGATACCCTCGAGCAGCCCGCCGATGCCGGGCAGGAGGGGCGAGGCCTCGTCGTTGAGCCCGATAGTGGGCAGAGCGTTGAACGTGTTGACTTCGTCCAGGCCCTCCGTGATGGACCGGGTCTTGTCCTCAGCATCGCCCGCGTCAAGGTCAACCTCTGGCGTGGCCTTCGTTCCGTCGAGGTCGGCCAGCTTGTCGGCCGCGTCGTGAAGACCCTCTTCGTTCAGGATCTCGATCGCCGCCTCGTAGTCGCCCAGCACCGTGGCCGACATGAGCTTGTCGGCCACGTCATCGGCAATGCCAGAGGCGTTGTCGATTGCAGTCAGAACCACCTCGTACGCCTCATTGTTGAGCCCGGCGTCAAGAGCAGACCTAACGGCCTCGATCACCGACGACGCATCGTCGCGGGCGACGATCTCGACCAGCTTCTCGGTCTCCATCTCGTTGAGCTTGCCGGTGGCTGAGTCCAGGATCGGCGAGAGCGCGTCCTCGCCGCCGATCTTCGTCAAGTACATCGGCGACGTGAGGGCGAAGAGCATATCCTTGGCGTGCGCAACGTCAGACTGAAGCGGATCGAGTCCCGTGGCCTCGATCGCAATCTCGTTCGTCCGGCCCGTGAGGATCTCCAGGCTGCGCGCGATGGACGCGATGTCCTCGTCAAGATTGTTCTCGTCGAGGACAAGCTCGATGGCATCGGGGTTGATGTTGAGGCTGTCGAGGATGTTTGCGGCCGATTCCTCGGTCATCCCCTCAATCTGCATCAGCTGCGACATCATGTCTTCACGGATGCCGGTCATTGTGGCGCGTGCAGCCTCGATGCCCTTTGCTCCCCCGCCGACGCTGTTGAACGCCTCGGCGACCCGCTGGAACGCGGGCTCCACCTGCTGCCGCAGGATCGAGTAGAGGTCGCGCTGCGACTGCTTCGTCATGTCGAACGTCGCGTTCGCATCCTTGAAGTGGGAGACGATGTCGCTGATTCCCCCGGCGTGGATCTTGCTCCACTCGCTCATGACGGACTTGCTCTGAGCGAGGGACGCCTGGTAGTTATACGAGGCGTCCTGGAGCGCGATCTGCGACCCGGTCATGGTGTCCAGGACGGAGAGCATCTGCTGGCCGGTAATGGTCCCGGCGCGGACCGAATCGCCCCAGCCCTGCCACATCTGAGTAAGAGCGGAGACTCGCTCGGTGGAGACGCCCGTGGCGTCGGCCATGTCGAGGAGGTTCTGTCGGGCTGTATCCGACTCCTTCTCGACCTTCTTGAGCTCACCCTCGAGCGCGCTCGCAGCTGCATTCGTCCCGTCGAAGAACGCCTTGACTGGGTTCTTGCTGGCGTCCCACGCGTCCAGGCTGGAGCGAACGGAATCAATCGCATCCTTATTGCCAGCAAAGGCCTCGGTCATGGTCTGGCTCGAGACGCCGATCTGGCGCCCGACGTCGTAGAACGTCTCGCCGGCCGTCCAGAAGCTCATTCCCATGCTGGTTGTCTTCTCGCCAGCGCGCTCTGCGGCAAGCGCGAAAGTATCGGCGCTTGCCGTTCCGTCCGTACGGAGGGTGGACTGGAACGCCTTTACGCGCTGGTTCGCCTCAGAGCTCTGCTGAGCCAGCACTCCGATGCCGACGGCGGCACCAGTGAGGGCAAGCCCCCACGGCCCGCCCATCGCGCCCATCAGGCCGGTGGCCGCGGAGCGCAGGCCGGTCGCGGCGGTCGCGCCGATGGCAGCTGCTGCCTGGCCGGCGCCGGAGGCGATCGACCTCAGCCCAGCCCCGGCCCTGCGGCCGGCCTCGTGCATCTTGCCGACCTGGGTGTTGAGCGTGCCGAACTGCGAGGAGCCGGCGATGACGCTCATGCGCTGGTCGAAGTCCTGGAGGCTCTGCAAGAGCCTCTGGATCCCGCCACGACCCCGCTCAGCGTCCCGGGCGATCCCCGTGCCGAGCTGCGTGAACAGCGGGCCGATGGCGGGGAGGCTCGTGGCGAGGTTGCGCGCCGAGGTGTACATCTGCGCGAAGCTGCGCTGAACCGTGCTCGACGCCGCATCAGACGAGCGGGCGAACGTCGTCATCGGGGAGGCCGCGGAGCGCACGGCTCCAGCGAGATCGCGTACGCCGCCCTGGGCTCGCTTTGAGCCCTCGTAGACACCGTAGAGCGCGGTGCCGGTGATGCGGTCGAACGCCGCGAACCGCTGAGCCGTCTTCGAGATCTCCTGGCCCTGCTGCCTCGCCATCGTGGCGGACGCGGCCATCTCCTCGCGGAAGTACGTGGTCGCACCTCGGAGGAGGGAGATCTGCCGACCCTGAGCAGCTGCAGCTTCCTGCACCTCACGAGCGGCCCGGCCCCACTGCGTGTACGCCGGGAGCATCCTGCCGACGACTGCGTCGGACGCGGCTCGGATGTGGTTGCGCATCAGGAACAGCCCGCCCGCGGTGAGCAGCGCGGACTGGATCGGGCCGGGCAGAGCGTTGAAGCCGTCGACGAGGCCGGCAACGGCCGTCGACGCCCCGCGGACTCCACCGCCGACGAGGTCGACCAGAGCGCCCATTCCGGCAGTGAGGCGCGGGATCGCGTCGATCAGCGGCCCGGACAGGTCGCCGACGACATCCGAGACGAGTCCCACGACCGAGTTGATCGTCGGGGCGATGCCCTTGAAGATCGCACCGGCGACCCTGCCGAGGTCGCCGACCAGGCCTGCCGCGGAGTCGAATGCCGGGTTGAGCCGACGCATCGCCTCCTCGACGTCGTGCAGCGCCGTCAGCATCCCGCCGCGGAACCGCTCGTTGTCGAAGATCGTCGCGAGCGAGTTGAAGATCTCGCCGCCGATGCCGCCGGCTGCGATCTCGACTTCCTTGATCCACGAGATGTGGTCGCCCAGTGTGGAGAAGAAGTTGCCCATCCCGTCGCCGAGCCTCGAGAGCCCCTGCAGGGCTCCTTCGAACAGCTCTCCGAGGATGAACTGGCCCTGCGCCGATTCGACGGCGTCGCCCCAGCGGACCATCGCTTCGCCGAATGCGGTGAGGTCCGCAGCCCCCGCGGCGAGTGCTGCGGTGGAGAAGCCCTCGAGGATGTTCCACGTGCCCTTGGAGACGTTGCCGAGATCCTTAAGCCCCTGGATGGAGTTCTCGATCCACTGGTCAATCCGGCCGGCTGCGTCGGCTTCTGCTATAAAGCGCTCGAATCCTTCGGCGCCCTCGCGCAGCCACTCCCCCAGCCGGGGGAGGTACTCGGCGCCGCGAGCGCCGAGCTGCATGATCGCGCGCATCGCAGGGCGAGCTGCGCCGGCGAGTTCGCGCATCATCCCGCTGAGGCCGTCGAACATCCGGTCGTAGTAGCCGAGGTCGAGTGCGTCCTCGAGTCCGGTGAAGGTCTCGGACCACAGTCGGCCCATGCTGCCGGCGGTCTGGCGGAGGCCTCGCTCGAGCGTGGGGAGCGCGCGGTTGACGAACCGCGCCATCGACGTTCCCGCCTCGGACCAGAAGTCGTCTTTGATTGCGTCGCTCAGCCGGGTCCAGGAGCCCTCGAGCATCTGCGCGTTCTTCAGCGCGTTGCCCGACAGGTTGCTGAAGTCTCCCGACGACAGCGCGGAGAAGAACTCCGCCGTCGCGGTTGCTGCGACGACCATCGAGGTGGCGATCGCTCCGATGAACGTCGGTGCCATCGCGGCGCCCTGCATAACCTGCACGAGCCCCTTGCCGATGCCGAAGAGCGCTGCCGTGCCGCCGATCGCGGCGTTGGTCAGGTTGAGAACCGCGGCGGTTATCATGCTGGTGACGAGCGTGAACTTGTCGAAGTTCCGCAGCGTGCCCTCGAGCATCGTGCCCATCTTGGACAGCGCGTTGACGCCGGCCATCGAGCGCAGGATGCCCTCGGCGATGAGCAGACTCTTGGTGTTGACGCGGACGTGGATGGGGACCGAGCGCGGGCGGGTCAGCCACATCATCTGCGCGCGAGCGGCGCCGTCGTCGAGGTCGACGTTGAGCGTGGCCTTCTTGCCGTCGATCGCTTCGCGGGTGCGCTCCGCCTCCCGACGGATCCGCTCCTGGTGAGCCTTGAACTCCTGCTCGATGCGCGCGTTGTCGCGCAACGTCGCTTCGATGCGGTTGTGCTCGTTGGTTGCCGGCGAGAGGCCGAGGCGCTCATTTCGCCCCTGGCGGAGCCTGTGGAGCTCGCTTCGGACCTCAGCTAGCGCCTGGCGCTCTTTCTCCGCGTAGCGAATGCCCTGCTTCGATAGCGTCTCGCGGAGTTCACCCTCCGCCTTGCGGGCATCGACGAGGTCCTGGACGATGTCGTACTCGCGGCGGGCTGAGCGATTGATCTCCTTCTGCAGGCGCAGGACTGCCTCGCGACCCTTGGCTCCGGAAGTCTGCTTCGCAATCTCTTTGCGCAGGCCTTCGCGAATCGTCCGCTCGTTCTCGAGCTCGCGCGAGAGGTTCTTCTGGTGCCCGATCGCCTGGCGGATGTCGCCCTCAAGGGCCTTGCGCACCCTCGCGGAGTCGGAGCGGATCTGGTCGAAATCCTTCTTCGCCTGGCGGTGGTCGATGCGCACCTTCGTCGGTCGCACCTCGTCCTCGATGCGTTCGAGCTCGCGCCTCATCATCTGCTTGTGCTTCTCGAAGTCCTGGCGGACTCGGCTGCGATCGAGTTCGGGGCGGACCTTCATCGGGACGCTGTAGTCCCGGTCGCCCATCTGCTTGCGGAGATCTCGCTCCGCCTCGTCCCGGAAGTTCTTGGCCTCCGGCCTGACCTTGACGCCGACGGCGCCAATGATCTTCAGGGCCATATGCACCTACCTGCCTGCTGATGCGAAGAGGTTGTGGATTTCCCCGAGGGTCGGGGGGCGCTTCTTGGGAGCGCGGGAGCCGGGATCCGTCACCGGCGTGTACGTCGGGCCCTTGCCCTCGGGCCACTGGAGGCCGCCGATCGCGTGGATCTGCGTCCAGTTCGTCAGGGCCGCCATGAGCTGGCTCTGGAATGTCCGGGAGCCCCATGCCCGCCACTCGCGCGTCTCTTCCGGGTCGTCGCGCCGAGCTGCGGTGAATCTCGAGTCGGGTGAGAGCTCGAAGATCAGAGACAACAAAAGCCGGGGGCTGTACCACGAACCTTCCGGCTCACCCATCTCGTGGATGATCTGAACCAGGTTGAGCTGGTATTCAGAATGAAAGTCCGCGAACAGCTCCCCGGCGTATTCGTCGATCAGTTCTTCGAGCTGGCCGCTTCCCCCAGCTGCATCGACTCGCTGAAGTCGTTGAACAGCTGCTGGTAGTAGGCGAGGTCGCCCTCGAGCGCAGCGATCAGCGCGTCGGCATCTGCCTCGTCGGCGATGAGGATGCGGAACACCTCTTCGTAGACGTCCATCGCGTCGCGCGCAGAGTCCTCGTCCGTCACCTCGAAGGCCTTGGTGATCGCCTGGCGCTCTTCCTTCGCCAGGCGGAGCGGGATGCGCAGCAGTACGGTGCGCTCGTCATCGAGCTCAACGGCGAACGGTGCGTACTTCTTGTCGGCGCTCTTCTTGATGTCGGCCAGCTTCATGTGGGTCTCCAATCAGACTGTTGGCTCGGGTCTCGGGGATGAAGAAGCCGCCCCCGGGAGACCCGGTCCAGGGGCAGCTCTGCTCGCTATGCCTGCCAGCTAGGCCCCGCGTCGTTGCGGGAGGTCGTCAGCCCTCTGGTTTGAGGGCGTCGATCTCGGACTGCAGCCGCTCAAGCTCTGCCTGAAGGCCGGTGATGTCCGCGATCGCGTGGGTGTGGTCGGTCGGGTTGTAGCGGCTGGGGCGGTTCGCCACCTGCCCCCACGTCGCTGTCATCGCCGCGGAGGCCACAGCCTCGTGGGCGCCGGCCACCCCCTGCTCGAGGTGGCTCAGGCGAGACCCCGAGAGCGGTGTCTCGGGGTCGCCGTCACGCCACTCCTGGGGCGCGTAGGTCACGAACCATCACCCGGGTTCTCGGTGCCGCCGGTGGGAAGCGGGGCGACCGGCGAGGTGTACCAAGCCGAGCCGCGGTCGTTCATCCGCAGCGGGGTGACGCCGAGCGGCAGGGATGCCAGCGACTCGGTGTCGGCCAGGGCGAGGTCGTCCGAGCCGAGGATGTCGGCTCGCGGGACGTAGAAGTCCGTGTACTGGTCCCCGTCCTCGACGCAGACGTAGAACGCCCGCTGCGTCGGCGCCGGCGTATCCGCGGGGCCGATGCGCCCACCCTCGGTCACCGCGTTCGCGCCGAGGTAGAGCTTGATGCCGTCCGCGTCGAACTGGTGGATCGAGAAGTTGAACGTCACCTGCCGCGCGGAGTGCGAGGTCTTGAGGTTGCGGTTCTGAAGCGAGCCGAGAACGGTCCGCTCACCGCCCTCGGTGGTCATCGAGAGGATGTTCTCGAGCGTGGTGTGGCCCACGTTCTCCCACTCAGCCCCGGGGTTGGCGGGGTCCGTGGGGGCGTCAGTACCGACCGGTGCGGTATAGAAGTGCGCAGTCGCGATCTTGATGACTGCATCGTCGTTGAAAGCCAAGTTGCTCCTATGCGTACTGGCTTGGGATGAAGCGATTCGCCGTGCCGCCCTTGGGCGGGCGCACGAGCAGCTGGTAGACGCCCTCGTGGCGCACAGTCCCTTTCGGGAGCGAGGCGTACTGAACGACGCCGGTGCTGGTGGCGTAATCGCTCACCCGAGCGATGTCTGTGGTGGAAGTGATGGCAGCGATGGAGCCCGCGCCGGGAACGACGATCTGGTTGCGCCATGCGTGGTAGATCGCCATGCGCGCCGATTCCTCGATGTCGAAGCCGTCTGATTCGGCGTTAAGGCCAGAGGTGAAGGCTTCGACCGAGAGGAGAGAGGTCCGCAGGAATCGCTCGTCTTGGGAGACGCCTGATTCGCGCCCCGTGCGGCGATCAGCGCGCACGAGGATGAACGGCATCTTGTCGGAGAGGTCCGCGGGGATCTGCGTGCCGATGGTGACGGCGTCGCCGAACCACGGGCGGAGGATGCCGAGGCCCAGTCGAGCGACTGGGCCGAACGCCGGGTACGGAGGGAGGGGTGCGGCCATCAGAACACCGCCGCGAGGATCCCGAACCGCTCTTCGATGCCAGCGGCGCCGCCCTTGCCCGACGGGTCGTTCAGCACGACGTGGTAGTCGAGGTCTCCCTTGACGACCTCGACCTGCGAGGCCCCGGTGCGGATCTTGGGGCGGGTATTCAGCAGCGCAGCTGCCTTCGCCGCTCGGGAGCGCGCCTCGGAGCGAAGCTCGGCCTGGACGCCCCCGAGGTGGGAGACGATGTCGGCGACACTCCCCTCCCCCGTGCGCGGGTAGTACCACTGAATGTGCATCACAGGCCTCCCGAGTCGAAGGGGATGGAGTTGCGGGAGCGAAGGACGAGCTCGACGTGGCGAATGGCCCGCGAAACGCCGTCGCTCCAGTGCGGCGGCTGCGCCAGGTCCCAGAGCTCGCCGCGGAACTCGAAGCCCGACCAGGAGTCGGCGTGCGGGAGGTTCCGCACCGCGAGGCGCACGACTTTGTTCGAAACCTGGCCCGTCAGCTCGGCGTCCGCCTGCCGGTCTTCAGCGACCGTCGCGCGGCGCTTGTACGGGGTGTCGGCGGGGACCGCGACCTCGTTGCCGTCCACGTCGGTCCGCGTGACCGTCGGGTAGCAGCGCACGATCTCGTTGCCGCGGTCTATGAGCCTGGAGACCACTACCGCCCCTCTCGGAAGAAGGGGATCGGGGTGTGCACCCCGTCTGCCAGCGGAGCCCCCTCGTGAGGATCCCGGCGCACGAGCGGCGCAGATCGCTGCTGCGATCTGGGGATGAAGCGCTCGGCCCCCAGCTCGATGCGGATCGACTGCACCGACCCCGCCCCGGATGCCTCTCGGAGCATCCGGATCTCGTTGGGGGTCAGCTGCACGTCCGCCGCGTACATGTCCGCCCGCTTCAACGAGACGGAGTCTGAGCGCTCGTCGGTGTAGCCCGACGGGTTCATGTACCCGCGGGCGGCTGCCGAGGTTGCGATCGTGCGAGCGATGGCCGGCGCCTTGGAGGCGACCGGCCACAGCCTGCCGTAGTGGCGGACCTGCGCGGAGGCCGCTTCGATCATCGACTCGGCCAGGGCGATCTCGTCGGCGAGCTCAATAGGCTCCCCGCATCGCGCGGCGACCTGATCGACAGTCGCGAGCGGCTCCTCCGTCGCCGGGAGGTCGGTCTGCTCGCTCACTGCTCACCTCGCGGTGTCAGCGTCGAGCCGGGGAGCGTCTGCTCACCCGGCGTCAGCCTTCCCCCGAGCCGTCACCCGCTCCGGCGTCGCCGGTGGGCATCACGCCGGGCACGTTCAGCACGCCCGGGAACAGCTCGCCCTCGGTGATGGTGGTGGTCGTGAGCTTGCCGTGGAAGGCGAGATCCAGCCACGAGCCGGGCTTATTGCCCAGCAGCCGGGAGTCGCCCTTGCCGTCACCGGGCTTGATGTCCACGATGCCGTCGGTGGCGGGATCGTAGTCGTCGGTCTTCAGCGCGAGGCGAACGCCGCGGACGAAGAACCTCTCGGGGCTGACGAAGGTCTGGCCTCGAGCGTCCTGCAGCTCGATGTAGTCCTCCGTGTAGTTGTAGCCTACGAACGTGTCATACAGCGAGCGGTCGGTCGCGAACGCGGTGTCGTAGTCCATGATCCACCGCAGGGCGAATCCGCCGGACGCTGCAGCCGCAGCGAAGGGCGCCGAGTTCGGGATCGGGGGCGCTGCGTTGTAGAACACGAAGCCGGACCGGGTGAAGATGAAGCCCTCGTAGGGCTCCAGCTGCTCGGACTCGACGATCGTCACGCCGGCGATCGTGCCGAGCGTGGCCCTGGACAGCGCGTCATCGCCGCCGCCGTTAGCCGTGACGAGCTTCTGGCTCTTCTGGACCTCGGAAGCGAACGCCGAGCCGACGAGGCAGACGTAGTCCGACCCCGGGGAGCGCATCTTCTTGATGTCGGCCTTCGCGTCGACGAAGGCGTTGAAGATGTTGTCGCGGTTGAGGTCGGCCTGCTCCTTGATGGTCGCAGACGTGGAGTCCACCACGATGACGCGCTCGTAAGGAGCGCTCCTGACGTGGTTGAGGATCTTGACCTCGTTGTAGTTGGTCAGCGCGTCGGTCTGACGGGCGAAGATGTCACCCCAGCCGCCGCCGAAGTCGAAGAGCTTGTCCTCGTCGATCAGCTTGACCGCGGAGTAGTTGCGGTCCTGCTCGATCTTCAGCTGGACGACGGTGTCCTTGAAGGTGTCGGTAACGATCGGCTGGGACCGATCGTTGCGCCAACCGTACTCGCGCACGGGCAGGGAGCCCTTGACGCGCATGTTGATGGTGTCGCCCTCGATACCGGTGAAGCGCTCAAAGCCCTCGCGGGTAATGAGGTTCGAGGCCACGGCGCGAAGCTTGAGGGCTTCGACTGCGGAATCGGCGAGATACTGAGGCTTGACTACCTCGTGCGGGTTGTAAACCAAGAGGTTCCTTTCAGCGACGCTGCAGCGACAGGCGTGCTGCGTCGACGGGGTTCAGGGTCGAATCCGCGCGCTTCGTCTGGCGCGCCCCGGCGGGCGGCTGCTTCGACTCGGGCGGAGCCGGCGCGGGATCCTGGGTGGCGACAGAGGCGGCGAGCTTCTTCGCCTGCTTCTCGATGCCCTCGGGGTCGGTGGCGGTGATGAACTCGAGCAGGTCGTCGGGGACGCCGTGGTCCTTCGCGGCGAGCCGGCGGTCCTGGTCGACGATGCGCTCGTTGAGGGCGCTGACTGCGGCCTCGTGCTCTTCTGGGCTCTTGGCAGCCTTCAGCTGCTCCTGCGCCTCGCGCAGCTGGGTGCGATACGACGCGGCTTCGTCATTGGCCTTCTTCAGGCTCTTCCTGGCCCACTCGGGCAGGTCGTCCTCGCCGGGCTCGTTGGTCGAATCGGCCGGTGCTGCAGGCTCGATGTTCTGCGCCTCGGGCTCCTGGCCCTCGATGTCTTCGGGCATGAATACCCCTCCTGGGAGTAAAGAAAGTGGTTATCCGCCGGAGCGCTTTGTGCGCCTCTCGGCGTTGATCCAGCGGCGCCATACCTTCCGGGCTTCTCTGCCGGAATGGCCGCGGGTCACCTCTGCCCATTTCTCCTGGAAGTACTCGTTTCGCTCGGGGAGCGTGTCGGTCTTCCATCGGAGAATGGGAAAGCAGTGGCAGTTCGGGTGGTAGGCCTGCATGGAATACCCGTGCATGGCCGTCCTCGCGGACAGGTATACGAATCCGCGGGAAGCGAGCATCGCGCAGAATGCGCAGGGGTTTGCTCGGGTGCCTCGAGCTACGGTCATAGACGAGCGACGGCTGTCCTTCTGGACGGCTTCCATGATGAAGTCGCGGCCGGCGTCGATGCCGGCCTTGTCGACTTCGGCGGCGAGCATGTTCCCGTGCTTCTCGAACTCCGCAGCCGCCTCCCGGCGGAACCTGTCTGCGTCGTCGGCGTGCTTCCTGGCGAGCTCGTTGAGCTTGTGCTGCAGGCCGTCGGGGCCGGCGGCGCGGATGGAGTTCCCGTAGACGCGGGCCGCGTCGTCGAGGGTCTCGACCTGGTCTTGCGGCCAGACAAAGTCTCGGATGCGCAGGCGCCCGTCGGGGCCGCGCTCGGTGAGCCAGCCGGCGATTGCGTCCTCGAGCTCGGCTCGCGGGTGCGTCTCGTCGTCCTCGGCGTCGCGGAGCAGGTCTGCGAGCCACTGCTCGTCGATGTCCATGTCGGGCGTGATCGAGAAAGCGAACTCGAGCACCTCGGTCACCAGCGCGAGATACTGCTCTCGGAGCTCGTCGAGCGAGGTCACAGCAGGTCCGGTGGACCCTGCGTAGGTCTCCCCAATCTCGAGCGCCCGGATCAGTCGGAGGTAGAGCTCCGAGAGGCGCCGGCTCATCTGCCGGCCCCCGAGGATCAGGCGCCAGATGCGCTGCTCGGCGCGGCTGAGGTTCGGATTGAGTGGGTTGACCGTCTGCCATTCATCTCGAGCGAGGATCCCGATCGCGAGGCCGAGACGGGCGATCGCCGCACGGTGCACGTGCTCGAGCATCTCTATCTCGGGTCGGGCCATCAGGCCTCCCGGGCGTCGGCGCGAGGCCGGCGCGAGTAGTCGACCTGGCGGTCGAACTCATCGGGGTTGTCGGCGTCCTCGGCGTAGTCGAGGTCCTTCTCCTTCAGCTCCCGCCAGTGCTCGATCGTCGAGCTCGAGACCTCGGGCACCATGTGCCACAGGCCCTCGCGGGGGATTCCGAGGTTCTCGGCGATCTTCGCGAGGCCGTCGGCGTAGCTGGAGAACGTCTTGATGCTGAAGTCAGCCCAGCGGACTTCGACGTCCCAGGCCTCGGCGCCCTCTTCGTCTCCGCGGCATTCGGCGAACAGCCGGAAGACGCTCGCCCAGCCCTCGCTCCAGTTCGACTGGAGGTACTTGACGAGGCGGAAGAACTGCGAATCGAGAGCCGCGAGCGCCTCCGCTGCGAGGTTCGAGATCTTCCCGTGGAAGATGTACGGGCTCATCTGGCCGGCGACGGCGAACAGCTCGAGCGAGTTGCCGAGGGCGGCGAGCAGGTCCTCGAGGGATCCTGCTGGGATGCGGTCGAACTTCACCTCGGGGTTGTCGGTGGTCAGCATCCGGCGCGCGGAGATGCGGAACGGGCGGATGAGCTCGTTGCCGTTCTCGTCCACCTTCGGCGTGCCGTCGTAGTCCAGGACTCGCTCGCCTTGGACGCCGGACGCGGTGTAGATCTGGTTGCCGGTGTAGGCCTGGCCGGTGAGCAGGTCGAGGACCGACTGGTTGACCCGGTCCTGCGGCTCGATCAGGTTCTCCACGAGACCCTGCACCCGGCCTTCGGAGTCGAGGAAGCAGGGGAAGCGGACGATCGGCGTGTCCGAGAACCCGTGAGCCCCCTCCTCGACGACCACCCATTCGTTGTTCTCGTCGGTCTCGAGTCGGTACTTGTTCACCCGGTCCCACCCGTAGGCAAGCCCTGGGGAGTCGTCCGCGGTCGAGCGGACGAGCCACAGGACCGAACGGGGATACTCGTCCGACACGGGGTTGTCCCACAGCGCCGTCGTGTTCAGCGAGCTCAGGATGTTCGCTCCGGGCCTGCCCTTGCTGTCTTTGTAGACCTCGACGAACGACTGCCCGTAGGCGGCGGAGGCGTGATGCACGACCGACTGCAGGTTTCCGAACCGCAGCCGGCGGAAGTCCTTGAACTCCTCCGGGAACCGGTCGCTGACGGCGTTGCCCTCGGCGTCATAGCTCAGCGTCCGCCGATACCCCTGGACGTGCGATACCTCGGAGACGACGAGCGGGGGAAGGCGGATGATGTTCGTCTTCGCCCGGTCCTTGAGCTCTTTGTACTCCTGGTCGAACTCATCCGGAGACCAGGGATCCGCCTGCTTGCCGTTGATGTAGTCGTCGCAAAGGCCGGTCACCACCTTCTCGTGGGCGAGCGTGCGAAAGAGCTCGTCGAGATCCGATCGCAGAGTGGGATCCAATCAGACCTCCTAGTAGGCGATGACTTTGGCGGGCTGGCGACGCTTCGCCTTGCCCGACTCCTTGAGGTCGCGGTACGCCATCTCCGCGAGCAGCACAGCCGCGTAGGCGTCGACCTTGAGCGGGGACTCGCGGGACTCTTTCCCGAACGTGATTCCCCATCGGTTCTCTCTTCGCCGCGCGTTGAGCGCGTGCCGGCGTAGAACCCGGTTGCCGTTGTGCTTGAACGGAAGTTCGGCCTCGGGGGCGCCCTCTTCAAGGAGGGCTCGAGACTCGAAGACCGCGGTCATGAGCGCTTCGTTCGCGCGCGTGATCTTCTCCTGACCGCCTCGCATGTCCCATCCGATCGCGTGCCTGCTCGAGGCCCGGATGACCAGGCGGCTGCGGTAGGCCTCTGACCAGGAGTCGATGTACGACTCCCACTCGGCGACGTCGGCATAGAAGGCCAGGACGTCGAAGGTCTTGAAGCACCAGTGGATGTACGAGTCGACCTGCCGTCGGTCGATCTGCCAGTCGTCGTCGACGTTCGACGGGGGCTTCTCCCAGATCATGATCGGGAAGACAACTCCGTCGGAGACGCGCTTGGCGACGAGCGCCGTGGCGTCGTCGGTCTTGCCGCCGTCGAACCCGAGGACCACCTCGGTCCGGGGCAGCAGCTCGCCGGCGTCGACGCGGCTCGAGTCCCAGTCGGCCTCTTCGTAGAGGGCGTCCTCTTTCGCGACGACCTGGTTGTAGAACATCCGCCGGTTGTGCGAAGTCGGGACCGAGCGGTCCATGAAGCGGCCGACGATCGACTCGGGGTCGAGCCACTTCGAGTCGCCGCGGATCTCGGCGACGATCTGCATGATGATCTCGGGCTCGAGCGGAGCGGCGGGGTCCGCCTCGAGCGAGTCGTAGTACATCGTGGCGCCGATGCGCTTGCCCGGGAACTTGCGGTCGTAGTCGACCTGGTCGAGGTACGCATGGCGCATGATCTCGCCGACGGAGTCCTCGCCGGGCTGGTAGGCGTTGGTGATCGCCAGCATCCGAGCCACGCCGTTGGGGCTCTTCGTGAGGTTGCCGTCCAGCGTCTCGTACATCTTGTGGCCCTGGGTGGAGGCCGTCCAGTGCTGGATCTCGTTGAGGATCGAGAACGTCGGGCGCTTGCCCTCGATGCTCTTGTACGAGGAGGCGGAGAAGACCAGCTGCGCCCGTCCGCCGTTGGCGGTCACGCGCTCGATGCCGACGTTGAGGCCGTAGTCGTTCTTCAGCCTGTCCGAGACCATCCATTGCAGCACGTCGGACGTCGTCCGCGTCTGCGACTCCGACACCGCGGAGACGGTGACGTACGCATTCGGGTGCGAGCTACCGAGCGGTTGGCCGGCGCTGTCCCATCCGGAGAACTGCGAAGGCCCGCAGAGCTCTACGAGCGCGAGCGCCGCAGCGAGTGGGTCCTTGCCGTGGCCCTTGAGTCGCTGCAGCACGCCTTTGCGGTAGATGAATCGGCCGCGGTCATCGACCGCGTACCACCACAGCACGAAGCGGGCCTGCTCTGGGGTGAAGCGCCACTGCTTGCCCTGGTCGTTCAAGAGGTATGCGGAGCACCAGCCGAGGATCCCCCAGCCGAGAGTGCGCTCCGGCAGGTACCATGAGCCGTCGTCATTGACCTTCCACGTATTCCCGAAGATCTTGTGGTTCCAGCCTCCGGGGAACTTGTAGTCGTGAACTGCCAATGAACGCCCCTCACATACCTAGGTCCTTCTTGTAGGAATCAATCGCGACGATCTGCGCATCTTGCATCGAGTTGTCCGTCTTCGAGAGCTCGATCCGAACGCGCCGGCGATCCCCTTCTGAGAACAGGAGATTCGAGAGCTCCGACGTGATCGACTGGAGCATCATGGCGCTGCGCTGCGGCTGGCCTTCGTAGTAGGTGATCTGGTCCAGCAGGAATCGCAGTCGAGCGATGTCGGTCTGCTGGTAGTAGTCGGACTGGCCGGATTCCTTCGCGGCTTTGTAGAGCTCTTTCGCCCTCTTCGACCACGCTCGGTCAGCCGCCGGCCATCTGACGGGCCGGAGCGTGCCGGTGGAGATTCCCGCGTCCTGGCCTCCGGCCTGCCGGGCGTGGCCTACGCGCTCTTCGGAGCGCGATGGCACTGGGCCTCGTGCGCCAATCGGGAATCACCTCCGACCTATCCGGGATCGCCGGGGTGCTTCTCCGGCTTGCGTTTGAGTGGGTGCGCCATCCGGGCGCGCTTGTGGACTCGGCGCCCGCCCTGGGCGCCGGTGATGGATGCGTGGTGCAGTGTGCACAGCGACCTCAGATTCGACATCGAGTGGTCGTCCCCGGGGGTGATGTGGTCGCACTCCTGCGCCGGCCGCGGACATCGCTGCCCCGAGGGGGCGCGCATCACGCACTGCCATCCGTCGCGAGCGAAGACCGCCTGGCGCAGCTGGCGCCAGTTGTCGGGCAGGCGCCCTCGGCGGTCGGAGCCGGCCCATGACCGCTGCGTCAT